ACTTGGGACCATCACGGAAGTCCTGGGGTAAGGAGCGTTGGCCCCAGCCTCATGGCTTGGGACTTGGCCTCTGACCCCGTGAGCCAGGTAATCACGGGGTAACGAGTAAGTAAGAAAGATTCCTCCTCCTGTGGGCTGTCGAGCGGAAGTGCTGCGAGGTACGGCTCGGCAGCCCCGATTTTTTGGGGGAGGGGAGGGATTAGAATGTCAGTAACAGTCCTGAATTCTCGTATCCACCTCGTTAAGGATACGGGTACAGCTAAATTCTTTCGTCGTAAACTGGGTGAGCCGGATGTATTGACGTTCTGGCACGCCGAGACGGGTCAGTGGATATTGGCTCTGTGGGTTCACAAAGGTCGTCGCATCGTTGAGGAGATCGAGGATCTTGGTCCCAACTTTGAGGCAGTCTCTCCCGGCTTCGTCAACATGATTGTTTCTGGGTATGGCTCAGTGGACTTCAAGCAGAAGAAGAAGCGTATCCTGTCCAAGAACAGAGACACCATCCGCAAGCAGAATGAGAACATTGCGGAGGATCAGGAGAGGTGGGACTGGTTGAAGAAGAAGACCAAGGACAAGCTACCAATTCCCTACGCTTACAGTACTCCCATCAGTGGGGGTAAGATTGGCACTCCTCGGAGGGTTGGTTAGTGGCTATCCGATTCGTAGACGCTGGTGGTAACGACGCAAACGACGGCCTTGATAACATTGGGGTTACTCTGGCGGGAACTGTCATTTGGACAGAATCTACCTTCACCATTTCAGAGGCGGCAGGACACGGATATACCTTCTCGGCGGGGGATGTCATCTACGTAGACGCTGGTACTGGGGTGACTGTAGGTCTGTATGAGGTTGCGTCCTCTACAGCCAATAACATAGTGCTCGTGGAGACTTCTACCCTCCTTGATGTGGGTAATGCGTCGGACTTCGCGGCGGGCGACCTTGCCACTGGGGATATTACTTCCTCTACGGGGGCACTGCTTACGGGCGACGCGGCCATGAACGCAGTTGTAGCCGGTGACACCGTTTACCTCCGCAGCGATAAGACCTATTCAGAAACTCTTACGATTGACACGCCGGGTACAACCACTTCTGCTATCCGCTTTGTCGGGTACACTACCACTCTTGACGACGACGGGCAAGCAACAATTGCAGCAGCCGACACCCGTACCAACTGTGTGGCGGATTCCCTGGGTTCTGTAGGGGGCTACTACACGTTCGAGAACCTCAAGTTTACTGATGGTACGGGGGACAATGTCAACATCTCTCTGAATGCTATGCACTGGAGAAACTGTGAGTTCACCGGGGCGGCGGTGGATGGGATCTCTTCGTCCGGTAATGGGATGGTGTGTGAATCATGCATATTTTTTGATGTTGTCGGTGGCTGCGATGCGGGGACAAGTTGTATGTTCTTCGGTTGTACTTTCGAGGATTGCATAGCCGACGCAATTGAAATAACCTGGGGTCTGGTAGTAAATTGTGTCTTTATCAACATTGGTGTTAGAGCAGTCGAGTTCATAGGATCTAATGGATTTCCATGTGTAGTGTACGGTTGTACCATTGATGGGGTTGAGGAGAACACCACAGTGGGCATCCAGTTCCCGAGTGCCTCTTGGGGACCCTTTGCCGCTATAAATAATATCATCTATGACTGTCTCACGGGGATAGATGGACATAACAACGGCAACCACCGTTTCATCGGTCGTAACAACCTCTTAAATGCTAACACTACGGACTACGGAAACACTGGTTATCGTACTGAGCCGGGAGAGGTGACCACAGCCCCACAATTTACTGACGAGGGAAGTGAAGATTACACTTTAGGGGCTAGTAGTCCGGCCCGTGCGGCGGGGTTTGATGCCTACGAAACGGAGGGTAGTACCCAGGCTGCTGACATAGGGGCACTTCAGGTTGGTGCGGGTGCCGGTGGTGGTGGTCTCTTGATGGCGAATAAGAGGGGAAATAAGCAATAATGCCCGAGATCAAGAAAGACACTACGAGCGTTATCCGATACATCATGGTTGTGGACTCTACCGATGGGTCTCCTGAGACCGGTGCCACCATTACCAGCTTTGACCTACAGTATACAAGGCAGGGAGCGACTCCTGCTGCCAAAGAGGACGCTACTGCCTTGGCTGCTACTAATAGTGCTTGGAGGGCCTCTGGGGCTATTATGATCGAGATCGACTCCACGTCCTCTCCCGGCTTATATCGCGTTGATTGGCCCGATGCTGCCTTTGCCACAGGAGTTGAGAGTGTTATCTTAGTGGTTACTCAAACAGGGTTTGCTCCGGCGGTTGAAGAAATCACCTTGGTGGATAACGTGGTCAGTGACGCGATAGACGGTAGTGGTCGTGTAGATGTAGGCACGTGGCTAGGAACCGCCGTGACTCTGAGTGCAAGTGCCCCCGATGTGAATATCCAGAGCAGTGACAACATCGCTTTGACGGCCCAGCAGAAGTTGGACGTGAACTTTGAGGCTGACACGGCTTTGTCCGACCTCAACCTGGACCACCTGATGAAGACGGCTACGGCATCTGCAACTGACCTTACAGCAGAGGTGGCAGACAATACGGTTCTGGCATACCTGTTGACCAATGACGGTAACACCAGCGATTATGATGATGGTACGATGTCTCTAGAGGCAGCGACCACGGCTCGACTGCTATTCTTTAGTGGAACTAGCACTGGGTCTTCTACAACTACTAAGGTCTTTGTACAGTCGGGCGATCCACCTACCGGTGGAGCCGATGACGATTACAATGATACTCTGCTTGCCGTTTGGAGGGGTACAGACAAGAGTACTGCCAGGGTAAACATTCGGGTGGTAACGGATTACGATGACTCGGACCCATCCTTCACTCTGGACTCGGCTCTGGGCTTCACTCCCCAGGCCAACGATCTTGTGGAAGTCTACGTAGCCGACGCCGGTGCCTTGGCGTCCCTATCCAAGCTGACCACTGGGTTTGGGTCAGCCGCTCCGGATACTCTAGAGGCTTATCTTCGTGCCATCATGTCCAAGGGGGCCACGGCTCCTGCCAACGCTGGAACGTATGACCCAGCAACGGATAGTCTAGAGTACATAGGGGAGAGAGTGGCCTTGATTGAGGGGGCGGGATTTGCTACTGGAACTGATAGCTTAAAGGAAATTCGTGATGCAATTGATACCCTTGTTGCTCCATCTGTGGTCAGTGCTTCCGCTCTATCAGGCAGCGGGTTTCTGTCTGACTGTGTTACACTCATACGTAGAATGACAGACGAGCCCGGGATAGTTCCAAAGTATACTGATTCCGATATGGTGGAGCAGCTAACTTCTGCAATGACTGTCATCATGTCAGAAATCCACAATAATACGGACCACAACATCATCTGTCGATTTGATGTAGACTTGGTGTCAGGAACACAATCGTACATCCTACCACCGAACGTGGGGGAAGTCTGGGCCGTGAGGAAGATGAGTGCTACGGCTCCCGTCATTCCGATCTATGAAGTGTGGTCTGATAACCATTGGTCGTCCCACCAGTCGGGATTCGTGATTGAAGGTAACGAGTTCCGTCTTCTTACCGACTGGAGAAGCACTGATACGCTAGAGATTCTGTATGTACCTAATGGTGAAAGCTTCATGCACAAGGCAACGGCCGACTCCGCTGCTGCTGGAACCATCACGTTCCCATCCTCGGTTACAGATGGGACATTGGATACTCGGGCCAATGCCTATGCTGGGTATCTCTGCCGTCTCCTGTCCGATACCGGTGGGTATGTTCAAGAACGGACTATCAACTCATATGTTAATACCACGCGGGTAGCGACTCTTACTACTGACTGGGACCCGACTCCAACCGGCACTATCGTATACGAGGTACTCCCGTCCTTCAGCAACATCATCAAGCACTGTGCCTGTATGCAGGCAGCCATGGATGTTCTTGGCAATGAGAATAAGACTAAGAGAATGCAGGCTATCGAGCGTAGGTACCTGGTGAAGATTAGGGCCTTGCGTCAGATGATTACCAAGAAGAGTTCCCGGTTTGGTGGGCACATGATCGGTGACACAAGTGATAACGATACCCGGGGGGACTACTACGGGTGGTTGGTGTAATGAAGTTCTTTAATAAGACTACTGCTACACCGCCCAACTGGGTTCGTGGTACTCTTATTGGGTCAAGCACCCAGATTTCTGAGGGGGCTGGTGCTCGGGCACTATTCAGTGACCCCTTAGACGATAAGTCTTTTGAGAGTAGATTTGATCAACGGCTGGTGGAACTAATGAACGTCAAGGAAGTATCTCCGACCGACAAGTCACTTGGGGGAAGCGATGCCTGAAAGACAAGGCAATGAAAATGCTTTCTGGACTTACCGGATGCAGTATCCTGGTGCTGATTATAAGCAGAACCAGATCGGAGTGCTACATCCCCAGCTTGTAGAGTCCACTGGAGTTGATGGAAGATTCCTCGGGGCCATTCGTCCCTTCCCTGGTATGGCCGATTCAACTGTACACGGGGTACCTAAGCCAGAAGCCGGTCAGACTATTACCAGCATCAGCAACATTGTCTATGCTAAATACGTTGCTATCCAGAAGGGGGCCACTAGATACACCCTCAAGGGCATTGCCTACATTGCAGACAACCAGGCCGCTACTGGGTCGGCTATCTATTTCGCGTATCGAGACTCGGAGGATGGATCAAATGATGTAGTTATGTTAGAGGACTTCAAGAGTTGGACAGACTTTACTCTGGACTCCCTAGCCGAGTATGATATTACCTCCAACGGTAAGTACATCTACTTTGTGTGTTCGGGTACAACTAGCTCAACGCCCCTCACAGACTACAATACGAAGGAACCACCATACAACAAGGCCTATTTCTACGATTGGAAGATCAACGACTGGGATGCTTTTGATCGAAACAGTACCGGATTCGAGGGACGCTTTATGGGTCTCATGCCCACTCGGTTTCTCTTGACACCAATCAATGAGGACCCTTTCCCAAGTCGGGCCTCCGGAACCTTGGGAGCCCTGACTGAATCTTCAGCTACATTTGATGTTAGTGGGGACACCCCCAATTTAAGTGCTGTAATAGCCGGGGACATAATCAAGTTTAGTGGCTCGGGTACTATTGGAGGAGCAAATACTACATTTACCTTCCAGAGAGACGTTGTGTCAGCTAATGATGAAGCCGATACTGTTGTCATGGAGGGCACTTCTCCGTATGAAGCAACTAATGTTATTTGGTCCATACACGCCGTTGCTACCATAGCAGAATCCTCTGATAGTATGGACCTACAGGTACACGGAGGGCACGACGGGTGGTTTATGCCAAAAGGGGTATACACCGGGGCTGTTGAACTGGTAAGCCGTAAGCATAACCTACGATCCTACATTAGGTACCGCTCAAAGTTTGCTCTTGGAACAACGAACTCGGCGTTTAGGTTCTTTGTTGACGAGATCAAGATACCCACAACGGAAGGGTCATCTGGACAAACTAACCAGCTCCGGGGAGACAATATCGACGCTACGTGTATTCTGCATTGGGGTATTCCACACTGTGACGGATTCCGGTTCTGGAGGTCCCAGGGGGATGGGTCTGCCAGTGACCTTGGAGAAGATAAATACACTCTCGTTAATCCCCTCTACCTTCTAGATGAGTATATCCCTAAAGAGACCTATGCTCCAACTAGTGCTCTCCTCCAGTTGAAGTTCGACCACGCTCCTGTGGGCTCCCTTAGTTCCCAGAATGGTCCAGATACAACCTACTACACCGACGACGGGCTGATTACTCAGACTCCATTTGATGCCCTTGATGAATCCTTTGGTGTTATGCCCCGGGCAAAACTACTATCCAACTACGCTGGACTACTGATCGGAGTGACAGACATCGCTGAGCCTAGTACTCTTGAGGATGACTGGGACGACGCTGATAGGAGAACGGAGGAGCTGTTCTTCTCACACACTGGCAAGCTAGAACCCGAGAACTTTCCACCCGAGAATAGATACCCTCCTGATGATCCAGGAGAGAAGTTTCTATCCCTTGAGGTGGCGGGGGATCACTGCTTTGCAATTTCCAATGCGTCCGTCTACAAAGTTACTCGTTCCGGATCAACTGTGGCCATGAACCGAATCCTCTCCCGGCTTGGAGGAGTTTCACGATACGGGGCGACTGGCGTTGGCAATGTGTTATTTATAGTTACTCCATCTGGTGTTAAATCAGTGGATGGAAATACGGGGGCCATAAAGTCTATCTCGGCCATGGACCGTATAATTATGGACGATAGTGAATGGGCACAGTCTCTTGGCACAGTGCATCTTCAGTACGATGCAACTATGGGATTACTGGTTTTTCTCAACACTACTAAGAAGGAGTGCTTCCTTCTTTGGGAGGCAACCGGGGCTGTAACGAGGTTGGTTGATTGTCCGTGGGCGTTTCTGGCTGGTGGAAATGATGTACTGACTAATGGTGCTCAGAGGGCCTACTTCATTCTTACGGATGGAACAGTTCATGCTATAGATGGTGCCCGTGAGATGGGCAAAAGGTCCATGTGCGGAACAGGAGCATCTGAAACAGTTAATGGCACGTGTACGACTGCGTCAGCTACCCAGATCATTGATACAGCCGCTACGTTTCCGGTCAACTGTGTTGGACACCAGGTCTATATACAGAATGGGAACATGGAAGGAGATTCGGTAGAGATAACGACACGTAATAGTGCGACTGTTGTGACTGTGTCTGGGCTATCTGAAGCTACAACTACGGCTACCAGATACTCCGTAGCTCCCGTAGTGACCGAGTTGGTATTCCAGCAGCTTGACGCGGAGGGTAATGGAGATACGAGAGGTGTCATTGATCCGTTCTCACGGAAGATTGTCGTGTCAATGTCGGCAGCGTTCTCGGACCTGGGAGGTGAGACCGATACAACCGATACCAACGCATTCATTCGGTTTGGTGTGTGGAGAAACCGCCAACGATTGTTGGAAGTGGAGACGGGGATCAATATCATTCCTGACCAATGTGTAGCGAAAGTGATTGCCCATGATGTACGTGTGTACCCCAGCTTGAGATTTCTTGGTGGGAATTTAGACTTTGAGCTACAGGCTGTATTGATACATGGTATACTGGGACCATCTGAGGCCCAGAGCCGACAATCTTAAAGCCGGGAGAGACTTGACTTGGGCCTGGTGAGGGCCTATAATAGGCTGAGAGAATATCTATGGCATACAATCCAAGTGGAAAAGCTCCAGGACTTGAGTGGTGGGATAAGGTAACGGGCGATCAGTGGGACCCGGCTGCTAGAGACCCTGCTCCCGAGGACGAGGAAGGGCCTACTCCTGAAGATAGAATTGATGAGGTAGCGGTCGCCACCGACGAGCTTGAAACGTCCGGTGAGGAGAACTTTGAGGGCGAGGAAACTGTTCAGGAGGAGAACCTGGATAGGGCTAGGCTTCAAGAGACCGATCAGCGGACGACACAGGTCAAGGCGGGGCTCAAGTTTGACATATCTGACTATGCTGCACAAGAGGGTCTTGAGAATACCGAGAAGCAGATTGTACTTGACCGGGATAAGGCTGATGATCTCCCTGGGGATGTTAAGGCCGAGTTTGCCGAGCAGGAGGTAAAGTTAGATGCCGTTATGGATTCGGCCCGAACTGGGCTCTCTGGTCAGCGTGAGGACGCACTCTCTAAAGTCATGGACGGCCGAGCTGGGGCCATGGATGCGGCCGTGTCTAGTATACATGGAGCAACTCGGCAGCAGATGTCAGACATTGATGCCCAGGTTCAGCAGGGGATTCTTAGTCCATCGCAGGCTACGGCCATGAAGGCAAAGATCAAGATGGGTGCATCCATGCAGCTCAGTGCGGCAGTGGGGCAGACGGCCCATCTGTTTACGAAGACTCAGGCTGATGTAGGTACGGCTTTCGGGAATATGTTTACCTCAATGGAGAATCAGTTTGCTTCGACGAAGGGGAGTTTCGGAGAAGCGGCTGCTGGGGCCTTTGGTCAGGCCAATGTGGCTAAGGCTGGCATAAATGCAGAATTGACTAAGATCGGGGCCACTGCAACAGCCGATAGGAATGCTATACTATCCGCAAATGCTGCTGCTCGGGGGGCATTCGTGAATTCTGGGGCTCAAAACAACCTTGCCATGATGGAGTACACGCAGGATACACATATATCTGATTATGGCTATGCCATGAATGATCTTACGGCCCGGACGGACCTAGCACGAATGTACATCCAGAGTGATGAGTTCAAGCAGCAAATGGGGATATTGATGGAGAACATGGAACAGGTTGAAAGAGACAACTTCATCAATATGATGGGTACCGTTTTAGGGGTAGTCTTAGGGTAATAGAGGTACTAAATTATGCCACGACAACCAACACCAATTCCGGTTATGCAGTCCAATAGGTCCAGAGGGGGCGGCGGTGGTGGTGCGTCTGCAGCCAGTATTGCTATTGGTAACTTCATTACCGACCAGAACCAGGCCCAGAAGAAGATGATGGACAACTTTACAAAGCTGTCTGAGGCTCAAGCACAAGAATCTTCCATGAACGCTGCACAGATGACTCAGTCTATGAATCAGGTCGTGGCACGTGAGGATGAAAAGCAAGTTCGTGAAGAGAACATGCAGGAGAAGATGAAGGATCGTGAGTATGGAGAGAGGCACCAAAAATGGACTGCCAACCTCCAGAAAGACATGGCCAAAGACTTTACGGCTACTCAGACTCGTGTAGCGGAGCAGACGAATGCCACACGAGACTTTTTGAAGCGTATGGACACAAACCGAGTAGAGTTTGGAGATCGTATCCGGGGGATGAGGCAGATGCTCCATGACCCACGATTGGTTGACTACTGGACCAATACTCCGGGGGGCATGGATAGGCTTGAGGAAATGACTAGCCAGTTACGTGTAGCAGAACTGTTTCACGAACAAGATTACCGGGCTACCATTTCAGGGGAAGTGACTGAGAAGCTGTCCCGAGTGTTGGAGCAGATTGAACGTGGAGAGCCCCATGCTGATCTTCGTGAACTGGCGGGACTAAGTCCTGCTAAGGCAATGGCTGGGATGTCTTGGACTAAAGAGGAAGTGGAGGAGCTATATCACACGGGGGGTTATCCGCCGGGAGGGCTCTATGGCCGAGACCCAGATGATCCAGCCTTGCAAAAGTATCGTGGTTTCAATCCGATTGATCTTATGAGTACCATGGCCTTCTTGGAAGACGAACAGTTCCTTGCTGTGGTCAAGCACAAGAAATTCCGAGACGATTATCAGTATGCAAGGCTAGAGAACTTCAAGGACATGAAGGAAGAGCACGATAAGATGGTTGAGTTTTCCACTAAGGCTTATGATAATATGGCACCGTCCGCTACCGAGGGTGCCTACTATGGTCTTACTGGATTCATCAATGATCTTGGTACCGGGAAATTAAGTCCCGATACCCTAGCAGAATCTACCATCTTAAAATATGGAGTAAAGTCCGGTGATATGATGGATGTTATGGCCACTAAGATATTTGAGTCTATGTGGCTTTCTATGGTGGGTCCGGGTAGTGAGGATTCCTTGAAGGTTTTGAATGAGTTACTCGGAGGCGATGGTCCTGATAGTAAACTGGACGTGCCGGTTGAAGCCTACCGGGGTCTTCACATGCGTGCTGCACTACGACACATTGAAGACCAGGCTTTGGGGATGACTCTGGCTGCAACAAAGGGCGGGGTACCCATGTCAATGAGTCTTGCTAAGACCATCTACGATATGCCCGAGTCTCCCGGCAAGACAAACCTTCTTCGAGCATTAGCAATGGTGCCGGGGGATGTTCAGAGGGGGGAGCTGTTGCAGCCTATTACTACCAGAGGTGGTCGTCTGGACGTAAAGTCACAAGCTGAAATGCACGACGGTGTAAACAGGCTTCTTAAATTGGTCAAGCAGAAGGCTATGAAGTATCTGGATGTGGTTGAGAGTCAGCCCATCATGGAAACACATACGATGACGGGGGGCTATACTAATCGGTACGTAGACGGTTCTGTTGCGGCACTCATGTCTGACGAGTTGGAAAAGGAAGAAGGGCGGTCATTCGATGCGAGGGCCAAGGGTATCTCTGCCACCGACGCAAAGGGGTATGGGGACTACTTAGATAAAGAGGATGCACTGCCGGACGAGGACGAATTTAGTATGCCAAGGGAAAGTATGAAGATGGCCCGACGACTTACTCCCTATCAGGCTATTGGGGAACTGGGGGCGGGTGTATCTACTAATCCTGAGTTTATAGCGGCTATATACTCAGCCGATCTTGCCTTACGGGAGAGAACACTACCCCCGGTGTCTGGTTCTAATTTTGGTGGTTATCAACCGATTTTGGATGGTTACATAGGGGACTCTCGAAGCAATCGTGAAAAGTTGGCAGCTAAAATGAAACGGGATAGAGAAGGACGAGCAAATGGGGCTGTACCACAGCAAGGGGCACCGGCTCGCCCGGCACCAGTGGGGGATGAAGGTCCAGCAGGCAGTGCTGCTCCATCCCTTGGAGGTTAAGTTATGGCAATAGCAACATTTGTACTTTCTTATGTGGCATACTTGGCGGTGTCTAATCTTATTGGCCAACTGGGCGGGGACCCCGAAGGGGATGTGGCCGACTCGGTTGCCAAGCACCAATCACTTAGCGGTCTTCAGCAGCAGATGCCCATGAACAGGGCCGGGCAGAGGTTGTCTATGGCCGAGGAGTCACAGGGTTTCTTGAAGCGTGAACTGTCCGACATAAACTCTGAGATGGGAGAGGTCAATCTGGGACGGAGGGTTACTACGGGACGAGACCTGTTGCAGTCCGTATCTGACCAGCTTGGTACTACCCCGGAGGACTTGGGGCGTAGGCTGAGTCCAACTAATGCGGGGGACTATTCGTCTGTCAGCCAGGTGGCCTTCGGTCGTTCACCAAAAAGGATGAAACAGTAATATGCCGCCAGACTTGAAACTGATAGGGGGAGTGGCAGAGTTGGGTGCCGAAGCAGGTGCCGTCGCCGAACTATCTCCCATTGAAATCATGCACCGCATGTCACAGCAGTGGAGAGTGGGAGCTACGGCTGCGGAGAGGGCAGAGACATTACGTATTTTGTTGAAGCAGGGTGGTGCCTCTAAGTCTCTATTGCGTATGCTGGAGGGAGAGATGGGGGAGAAGGTACTTAGTATGTCCCCTAATCGAATTCCCAAGGCCATCCTAAAGGCAGCGGGCGGATCGAGGAAGCAGGCACACTTCACGAATCTCTTGAAGAGTCTGCGAAAAATTAAACCTGGTGGGGCTACCCCCGAGGAGATAAAGAGTGCGTATAGGACTACTTTGAGGGCCGCACAATCTCTCCCGGCTTCTATGCAAGATGCGATGAAGAGGATGGGTCCAGAAGGTCTCTTCAAGGCAGGACCCACGAGTGTGGCTCGGGTGTATGACATAGCGACGAAGGAATCGGGGGCTCGTCGGCTGCTGAGGTGGGCTACTAAGGGTGATCCTGGACTAAGTAAACTTCTTGCTGGGGGACCAACACAAAATCTTGACAAGGGTGTACGTGCTCAGATAGACGAGCTGGAGGGTATGGCCCGCAACAAACTCTCTGAGAGGATGGGTGATGCCAAGGGGGTAGTTGGTAAGGGCAAGGCGGCGGCACTTAGTGTTAAAGAGTCTGCGGTGAGTGCAACCAAGGGGTTGACTGTGGCCGAGGAGGGAACTCTGGGGAAGCTAACCAAGGCCGGGGCCAAAGGTTTGGGACGTGGTGCTAAGCTGGCCCGTGGTTTGGGCGGGCTGGGAGTTGTGGCGGGCGGGGGCCTTCTAGCCCACGAGGCGTATGACGCTCTGTATGGTAAGTCCAAGAGAGCACGAGCCGCATTAGAAGCTAGTAGGCGTGGGGGTACGGCGTCGGTATCCCATGAACTTATGTATGACATGCTAGATAGGAGAGCGGACCTGAAGGCGAGGCGTGCCGCGTTAGGTTCCGAGCCTGAGCTAATGCAACAGATTATTAAGGCGTTGGGGGGTTCACCTAACAAGGCACTTACTAATAGTGAGGCTGGATTTGGTATGAATGTGGGCCAGCAAGGCCCATCTGATGAAGAGATGTCGGAGATGTTGGATCGGTTGCTCGGTCAAATGCGTGGCACGTAAGGGGGAGACATGCCTGAAACACGTCCGCTTACCTCACAGATCGGGGCACTAGAACGCCCCGGTCAGGCTCTACAGAATACGATCATGGGCGATTTGCCTGGAGCATTCCAGGCTATGTTTACGCCCCAAGACCTGTCCATCAAACAGAGGGATGCTTTTCTTAAAGAGTATGGTCTGGACAAAGGACCCTGGGCCAACGTCTTTCGGCTTCTAACAAATCCTGCTCTCATAATTACTCTGGCTCTAAGTTACAAGTTTCCAGTTCCTAATGCCAAGAACATGTTTAAGGTAACGAATGCGGTTGAGGCTATGGTTAAGAGGTTCCCGATCATGGGGAGGCTGGCTTCAATGCCTGCTATCTACCGGGGTACGGGGGTGTTTGAAGACTATGGTAGGGTCATACATGACATACGAGACTTCCGCGATCGGTATAATGGAAAGATGTCGACGCTTCTTAGGCAGTACCGAGCTAGTACGGGGGCACTGCCTACCCACAAAGAACAGCTCATGGTGTCGGCTTGGCTTGATGGGTTGCATCGTCCTCTCCGAGGATGGGAGGGAAAGAATGGGGTAATTATGCTGGGTAAGGGGGCGTCTCGTGTAGAACTACCCAGCGTAGGGACGTTGATGCCTACCCTTGAGGCTAAGATGACCCCTCAGCTTAAACGATTTGGGGAGGGAATGAGGGGCGTCCTGAATGACATGTACAATGAGTCCTTTGGGGATCAAAAGAACCGCAAGCAGATTATGAAGACAATGGCACGGCTTCGTGGGTCCGGACAGATGGATGAACTTACGGAGACATGGGCTGAGTACTTGAATGATCCAAAGAGGATAGAGTTCTACTATCCCCATAGATTGCTCCGGACAGAGGAAGACTTTCAGGCTATGATGAAGGCCATGACGGACTCCTCTAGTGGAAAGGCATTTGCTAGGCAAGCCGGGAGAAAAGCGGAGAGGTGGTTGGGTCCCGAGGCCTACCGTCGTCACAATGCTATGATGCCCAGTCTTCCCGAGCTAGATGAGCTTGCCAAGCATGGGCTGGTGGATACAGCCTCTTTGAATAAACTCAAGGAGGCATCGAAGTTTAAGGTGTTGGCTGTGGCAAGAGCGGAAGGCACCCTTAGTCAGCCGGTACTTAGGAAGTTGGAGTCTGCTACGTTTGACCAGATTAAGGAACGCTACCCAGCTATAATGAGCCATAAGGAGGGGCTGGCGTTTCAGAGTACTCTCGCCGAGGCTGCTCCCAAGCAGTACACCCTAAAGCTAATGACTACAATGAATAGCTACGCTCAGACTATGGGTAGTACTTATGGGTGGACCATCAAAGGTGGGGGTGCGAAAATGATGGATCACCTTCGTAGCCTGAAAGAGCTTGGCAAAGCGGGCCGTATGGGTGCCCCCTACGCAAAGATGCGTGCGGAGATGTTGGAGAACACCTACATCCCCCTGGCCCTGGGTCGTGGTACATTTAAGAATGCTCTGAAGGCCCAGGCCTGGGAGCAGAATATGTACCAGCTTGCGGAGTGGGTAAAAACTCCCAAGGTGGTAAGTGTTCTTGGTGCGAGTATGACAAATACTCTGCATAAGCATCTTGTCAATACCCGTGGTGCATTTTCCTATGTTAATGTAAGTCAGAAGGCGGCTGGCTACTTCTATCTCTCTACTCTTGGGTTAAACCCTGCGTCTGCCCTTAAAAATATGTTCCAGTTGCAACTTACGACAGCCTCTGTCTTGGGAGAAGTGACGACAGCTCAGGGTATGGTTGTAGCTATGAGGAAGTCTCACAAGTACTTTGCAGGTCGCTTTGGGCCTAAGAAGATGAGCCACTCGGATGCTATACGATTTGCCTATCCGTCCTTTGGTAAGTCCGGGGTGGCGTCAGCTCCTTTGACAGATGAGGCCTTGGAGAGTTCTCTTCAGAACATAGTCAACGTGCAGTCACTGGCTCCCGGCAAGGTGATGAATTTCCAGAAGAAGATCAGTGCGTCCATGATGTCCCTGTTCACTGCCTCGGAGACGGCGGTGAGGCTCACAACCTGGGAGGGGGCTCTGATACATGCACGACGGGCTAAGATGCCCGCAGATAAGGCCCGTGAGTTTGCGGCTCGGGTAGTAGAGGAGACTCAGTTCCTCACAGGTCCACAGAACACTCCCTACTTTTTGTTGGGTGCAAATCCGCTAGTCCGTCAGCTTGGACAGTTCCCCCTCCGGTTCTTGGAGTTTGCTACACATACCGCTTTTAACCTGGGCGTGAATGACGTGGACCCGTTGACTGGCAAGAAGATGAACGTGATGGGAAAGAACCCCGGAACCTTTGCTCGTATGATAGCTGGGTCTATCCTGGCATTGGAGCTGGGCAGGTACCTGGGGGTGGACGCTTCGGATGCTCTAGTGGGGGGTGCTCTACCGACGTTCCAAAATCGGACAGAGGGTCCCTTCGGAGGGTTCCCAATAGTTCCGCCCGCCGTTGGCATAGTGGGGAGCCTCCTCCAGGGGGCTACGACGGGGGACTTCTCTTCCCTGGTGCGGTCTACACCCCTTCTAGTGCCGGGTGGCACAGGCATTCTAAGGACCGCTGGGCTCCTCCCACCGGGAGTTGTGGGTGATATGGGGGCGAGAGCCGCTAAGGCTCTGGGGCGGTCTTACGCCGACTATAAGAATCCTGCCCCGGACGGCCGCATACCCGTGTACACCAGGCAGGGTACGTTGAAGGGATACTTTAGCCGGTGGGAGCTGGTGAAGATGGGCCTCGGTGTGAGGTCCGGTGACCGACTGGCCGAAGAAGAGCTGATGACCATGCTCGTTAAGGGGCGAGACCAGATCAGGGGGATTAGAAAGGACTGGCTGGACGCCCGGCTAAATAATAACGCGGCCGATGCCAACTCCATTGCAGAGAGGTTCCAGATACAGTTTGGGTTTCCCCTACCAGTCAGCGAGCAGGACGTTGAGGCTATGCAGGTACGCCGTCGAGTCTCTAGGCTGGAGCAATTGGTCCGGACCCTTCCACCTGGACCGGTACGAGATCAATATGTACAGTTGATTGCAGCAACTCTGGGAGCGTCCGGCCCAGCATTGCTAGGAATTGATCCAGCATTGCTTGGGGAACCAAAGCCTGTACGTGAACAATTCCGTTCTGGTGGACCCGGACCGCAATCATCGGCTCGCCAGAGCTATCGGACTGGTCCGTTTGACACAGTTGACCCTCAACGGGTGGGGCGTCAGGCTTTACCAAGCAACTCCAAGTTCGGTTTCTAGCCACGGGTCTTCTCCGTATCAGTTCGCAAGGAGGCTCTAAGAAGGTGTAGGTCCTTGTCCTTCTTGGGGGAACTATCCCTTACTTGCTTACCTCTGGGTGTCAAGTCATACAGGCAGCACGTTTGGTTGATTCTATTTAGCCTTGTTCGGTTTGTCTTCCGAAGCCACTGCTGCTTGACCAGTCGGGACACCAACGATGATGTACTCATAGGTTTTAGGGTATCAGAGGAAGTCATCATTTCCGATACACTAAGAGGTCCATACTCTGACAGAAGGTCCATGATGACCTTCGCCCGGTTCTTGTAGCTGTAGCTGGGCTGCCCACTACCCCACACCGGAATGGTGCCCCCGTACTTAGCGTCAACCCAGACTATAGAGCGTCGGTTGTTTTTTGATTTACGACGCTCCCGGCTATCCAGAATCTTTTTTGCTTTACACAACTGAGTGAAGCAAGGATACACCGTCTGGGGTAGTCTGTTTGGGAAGAGGTCTAAGAACTCTGGTACTGTTATTCCATGCTTCCCGGAATCACCAATGAGATTATAGATAATTTCCTTAGTCGTCATCTACCACCTCTCGTAGGACTAGCATGATGTCATCTTCATCTAGGACAATGACTTCTCGGTTACTTATGGAGAATGTGGTGCCAGCAAAAGACGGGAAGATTACCATGTCATCTTTAGATACCAGGGTTACCGCATCTCCAATAGCAAGTACTCGTGCCTCTAGGGGTTGCTCTCGTGAATCGGAGGGGAGTAGGATGCCCCCTTCACTTGTCTCAGGGGCATCGTCCTTTTCTAGTAGGACTCTTTTGCCCACCGGCCTCATTTCCTGAACTCGTTCGGTACTCATTGCTTTCTCCCATGCTAATGCCACATCTAAGGTGGTAAAAAACATACCTCGTTCTATAGCTTCACGTTGTGTTAGAAAGGTCATCTACATAGTCATCCCAGTCTGGGTCATATCCATCTTCGTCTAGTGGATCGAAGTCATCTGGTAAGCTCTCCCGGCAGATACAGTTACTCGCTTCACATCCACACTGCCAGCACAAGTCATCATACCTGGGCTCTTCTTGAATGGTAGGTACTAGACTCATGGTCAGTCATTCCTTGTTGTAATAATGTAGGTTAGGAAGATCGCGTATAGGACAATTACAAAGGTTATCATTACAACCAAAATCATATTCATGGTATTACAATCCTCCTCTTAGAAGCCGGGAGAGGTTCGTCCGGCAACACAATCTTAGGTTCGTCCTTGGGCGTCACGCTCATGGTCATGGCTTGGAAGGTAAACATGCACCACTTGTCTGTGTACTGGCAGGTTCCTTGCCACCTACCTCGTGGGATGGGGTGTTCCATGCGTCGAGTAATCCTGGACTTTAGATAGAACTTCAAGCTGCCGTCTTTCTTGATACGACACTGGTTGACGATGGACCACGGATAAATGTCGGCCCTGAATGATACATTGAGTACGGTAAGGTTAGTGCGTTCGTCTGGCTGTGTCAAATTAACTCGGACCTCTTTGCCTTTAGGCCAGTCACGGACTACCGGTGGCTGGTTCTTGCACCTGATTACTACGTCCAGGGGGCCGGTCAGCTCATCGGTGTGGCGGTGAGGCCATACGCTTGCGGTGCACACTGTTTGTTCAGGTTTCATACATTACCTCCACAGGATCGCCCCGGAGTTGAACCGGGCACAGTTTCCCATACGATCCTTTACTGCTTACGCAGTTGCCTCCTCAGTTTCCACGGCGGCATCGGTACCGGCGTCATCTACCAGGCCCAGGAACCTGGTATTAGTGTAGGTCTTCCCGTCTTTCTTCGACGTGGTGGTGAATACACGCACGTTGAGGATGGTACCATCCTTAAAGGCTGCCGCATCGGCAATGTGCTGGGCGGCTTCCCTCGTTTCGGATACCGAGAGGTCACGCCCGCAGAGGCACGTACCTAGACGCAGCAGGTTGGCTTGACCCATACTGGTGGTCTTCGCTTGTCCAGGCATCCAGAAGAATTCACCAAACGATCGACCATCAAATTCCTCAGTACCAATAATGCGGAATATAGCCTTGGCACGGGCGTTGGTAATCCCGTCCTTATCCGTAGTACCAAAGGTAAACTTCTCCAAGAGTACAGTGTACTCACCGTCTTTGGGCATCCACCCATCATCGGTGTAGTCCACCTCACCCTCAGCAGCCTCACAACTTGCAAGGACTTCCAGAAATCCAGCATCCAAATCACTCATGTCGTTACTCCTTGAGTAAGTGTCTTGACTGCCTCGTTATACACTGTAGTTACCACGTCCCATCCCCCGAGGCGTGGGATTTCAGTGGAATCGGGAAACGGGACCCGAACTTTTACATCACTAGTCGTCTCGCCTTTCCAGAGACCGCCCGGTTTGATCTTCAGCACTCGCCATATCTCCTGGTGCGATTCTCCAGGAATAGAAATCTTCTTACCCTTGACGACTCGGGTAGTGGGCTCTCCCTTGATGGTCTTTGTGTAGAAGTCCATGAACATCATGTGCTCACACTTTCGGAAGAGAGCATTGCGGAACGAGTCGGAGACCGAGAGGGATTGAACAATCTTTTCCTCCCCCGCATGTCGAATGGTCTTGGGCGTAACGTGAGCTAAGAGGGTCCACCCAAAGCCAGCACGATAGGCACGGTCTAACATCCGGAAGATGTCTCTACGAACGATGCTGTAGGCGTTACCTTCCCCGCTCTTGTAGTCGAGAGGGTCTTCCAGTTTGTGCTTGAGGCAGAAGTCCTGGAGAAAGATTTCGATCAGCTCGTCTATGGTGTCGATGACAATCATATCGAACTCTCTCTTCCCGGCTTTGCGTCTGGCTATGATTTTCTCCATCATATTCATATAGGATTCGGCCGAGTCCCCTTCGGGAACCAACTCGGGATCAGGCGTGAAACAGATAGCCTTGGGATCATCTACGGTGTTGCCCCCCATTTCTGGGTCAAGTATGAAGGCCTTGGGATTGCTGTGAGCTAGGGTGCTCTTACCACACCCAGGTCTCCCACAGATGACATAGCGACCACGGTTTACGCCGACGGGACGGAATCCCGTAGCAATCCCTGGTACGTCTGCCAGGTCACTTGGGATGGGACTAGTTATTACTTGTGAAGTCATCTAACTCCTCCAATAGTTTGTGGTCACACGTTACGCAAAGAAATGATCCATCATCTAGTGGCTCTGGCAAAGGCTTATTGTTTGGAAAGGGTTCACTACAGTGAGAGCAGAAAATACTAGATTCCTTTTGGCAATCGTAACACTGGTAAAGATTTCCATACTGTCCGTCAGTAAGAAACGACGCATAAGGTGTAAGGGTCCTCAAGCATTCTATTCCTGGAACTCCGCAAGTGTGACATCTAAGAAGTGTATTAGTCATTTCTTTCTTCCTCTGAGTCTTCTCTAAATTCAATGTCAAATCTAGTACGCACAATGTCGGGCCACATTACTGGGTCGCTGTCACACAGGTCCGCGTAGGCACAGACTGAGTTGAACTGGTAGCAGGCGTAGTCACCGGCCCGATAGAATCTGTCCAGGCTGGGGGCAGCCCTTGATGCACGGGCCTGTTGACGGAGACGCATGAACAGTTCCTTCGTAAGAGTAGGCTCGGTGAACATCGTCTCTGGCTGTAGGATAGGGGAGTGTTCTGGGTCCTCCTCATGCTTCTCCTTGTACCACGCCGTGACCCGATTGATGTAGTCCTTGAAGGTGGGGTCCTTTTTACAATACTTGATGGTGGTCTTCTTGATAATGTTATGGATAGACCCACGAACTCGGAGTCCCTTGTACTTCTCGCTCTCCTCTGCCCACACATCTAGGTGGCACTGGAGGACAAGACGGTATAAGGCAATCTGTGAGCTGATCTTGACGGCCCGAGCACGAGCCAGGGTGTCAGAACTGGTTGTCTTGTGGTCTACAATGAAGACGTCTTTGGTGCCCTTCTTGAGTAGGGCCAGGTCACAAGGTGCAATGATTGGGACAGGAATACCACTGACCTTGGCCTCTAGGAGAAGTTCAACGCAGGGAGTACCGTCTGGAGTGTAGAGAAGTTCCCACTTACTCCAATCGAATGGTTTGAAGGACATGAAGGATATTGCCATGGCCCTTGCTTTATGGTAGTCATCGTTGGCGGACTTGATTACACCCTCGACCGACTTCCCTCCCGGGGTGAACCCTACCTCGTCAGCAGAGGCAAGCAGCTTGTTACAGAAGCGGTGGAAGTACTGCTTGGCCGCATCGAGAGCCTCGTCTTGGGGCTTGCCCATGAACAGAGCCTGTAGAATCAGGTGGAAGACGGTACCAATGTGAAGAGCGGGCTGGTATTTTAGTGGAACTATGCCCAACTTGTTTCGGTAGAGAAACTTACGGGGGCAATGCTCGAAGTCGTGGATAGCCGACGATCTGATGGGAGCTATCCTAACATCCTTGAAAAACTCGTCAAGACACCGAGGCATGTTGCACCCGAACTTACTGTCGGCGTGGGGGTGAGCATCCTTATGATCTCGTACCCCAAGACGGATGGACGAGTCATGTTTTGGAGGTTTGAATTCTGCACTACGCATAGTCTAAGTCCTTTCTACAGTTGGGACACTTAAAGTAACCACCTCGTAGTGGATACTTAACCCCACAGCACACAGCCGACTGATCAACTGTAGGTTCCTTTTTGCTGAAAGTCAAGTCTGAAGACAGATTTTTTTCTCGTGGCAAATCATCCAGCTCAGCCGGGAGAGATCCTGCTTTGATCCTGTGCTCCGTGTGGATGTAGGCCATGAGGTTCCAGGCAGCCTGTGCTGGGTGGTCCTCGTCTTCTAGTCCGTCGATGGTTTGGTTGAGGTGCCTAGCAGCAGAGGATAGAAGCCGGGAGAGGGGCATTCCCTTTTCCCAGTTCCTCTCACCGTAATGCTCGGCTCCCTTGGTAAGGATCATGCCCAGACGCTCTAGGAATATGGGGCTGATAAGATCAAGGCGTGGCTTGGACTCCTGGGTGTCACGTTGGGCACCGGTCTCAAAGGTCTGCTTTTCTTTACCCTGCTTCAGTTGGTACGTCATTCTTTCCTTCCTCTGTTTCTATGTGGGCCAGCATGAGCCGGACCAGTTGTTCTCCTAGCTTACGTCGGGGACCAGGTTCGTCGTGCCTACCCACCCACATGAGTCGTAGGTCAAGGCGGGTAAGAGCCTGCATCCACCTGTCTATGACGAGGGTAGGATCAGGAACGTGCTTGGTCGGACGCAACAGTTCTGACGTACTCATTTCCCACACCACGTAAGGATACTTGCACGCTACGGATAGTTTCTTGAGGGCCTTAGCTACTCGGGGCCACTCGGTGCAGACGTTGCCGTGGAGTTCGCGGAGTGACCTCTTAGTCTCAATGATACAGACCTTGTCGTATCCCTCGATTGTATAGTCCCCAGACTCCATCCGGGAGACCTTGGTGATGATCTGAGTCTGTCTGGACGTAATGGTCCGGTCACCGTGCCACTCGATCCAGGAGGGGAAGAATAAAGGACGCCTCTCCCGGCTATCAATCAGTACTGTTATCTGATCTGGTATCATAGTCTTTTTCTACAGTTACAGAAGAAGAGGATTGCTCCACAGTCTAGGCACCTCTCAGTACTGTTATCTGGTTTGGTATCATGTCTTTCTGTCGTATCCACATCCACAGTAGTAGTACTCGGGTACTCCGCGCTCGGCTGCTGCGAAGAAGAGTCCGTCCCCACAGACCGGGCACCCAGGACTTTCAGCTTGGCCACTAGGACGCTCCTCTGCATTAGGAGAGGTGTCTGCCTGGTCATAAACGACTTCGCTGGCATCTCCGTTGACAGGTACTTGTCCACCAGCTTGCTGATCTGATTCTCCACCTTCCACAGGGCTATTGTCAATTCCTCTACGGTCGAGTTCATTGGATACTTCCTCCCGTACTAGAGCCTTGAGTTTGTCCGCTACTAGTTTGGCTACTGCTTCCGTCCTCTTCGTGAGAATAAAGGCCGTTCGCATCCTCTTCTTCTCCGTCTGGGTTCCATGTCTTGATTTCTTTCCGGCCAAATACTGACTCGAACGACTCATCGTACTTCTCCTTGTTCATCGGTCGTGGGGTGTCTCCCTTACTCATCGTCTGTCCAATCATAACCTGGTTCAAGTCTCTTCTCAATTTCTACCTGTACCTCAGCGAGAACACGTTCCTGCTCTCTCCAGCCTTCGTCTGAAATGAGATCGTCTAGTATTTTGATGATTACTGTTGAGGTACTCATAGCTTTGCGATGACCTCCCCTTTGTAGACCACGATTCGTTTCTTACCTACGCTGTGGACCCGAGCGAAGCTGACATCGTGTACCCCTTCGGATAGGAACTCTACCACGGGCCAGCCTTGCTGCCAGTTGGGAGTAGTGTGAACGTAATCAAGTTGGGTGTAGTCGTTTACGTGTCCAGCATCATAGGCCTGCTCAATTCCCTCCCACGTAGTATAGGGGGACCAACCCAATCGGTGAGAGTGACCAACCATTACTGAGCTATGAATGGAGTCGGACTTGGCACGGGCCGACATGCCAGCGTGCTTGCGGAGGACATCACCGTGCGTGTACCAGAGATCACGAATCCGGTATGGATTTTGAATGCTGTGCCACTCGATTCCTAGTTTTTTTAGTCCTAGGAGTTCCGGGATGGTAAAGTTCCAAATGGTTGCCAAAGCTGGAGCCTTACTCCAGAGCATCTTAGTTAGGCGATGCTCATGGTTACCTTCAGACATTCGTATGTCACAGTCGTTACCGACTAACGCACGCATGTCCTTTAGAAAACCTGAAGCAAGGTCGATCTCCTCCTGGAAGGTACCTTTACGGTTCGGATTACGGTCAAACCTGGACAGGGAGTAGCAGTCAATTAAGTCCCCGAGAATGTCAATTCCGTCTGGATTCAAGTCTTGCATGTGACTCAACCAGACTCCTAGAAGCCCCTCATCCTCGAATGGAAAGTGGACATCGGGCAAGGCGATTCGGACAAGTCGTTTCATTCTGGTACCTTTCCGTAACAGTCTTCGTATCCAGCCAGGAATTCATCAATCCCCCACGAAATGGAAATAACACGACTGATGGCATACGCACATTCTATGTCGGCCCCCACCGACTCTCCCGGCATTCTAAGGACCACGTCACAGTCATCAATGTAATTCTTATCCAACTCAAGCCACTGGGCATGAGTAATACGACCGGGGTCTACGAAGTCACAGAACATTGTCAACTGAGGACAGTGGGGAACGAAGCCCATTTCAATGAGCTTAATGTAGACCTTAATGGCATCGGTTATGGACTTCATGTCATAGCCCTTGCCACCATTCGTCATGGTCCCTGCGATGTACACTCTGATTCGTCGTCGTTCATCCATGTGTTCTTCTCCATTTTAGGCTCGGCCGGTACCGAAGTCAAGCTGTAATTCTCTGAATCTCAACATCGTACTCAAGCGGGAGCCTGCGTCCGAGAACCTTGCACAATGCCTGATAGTAGGGCGGATCGGGCAGGATTCTTTTCATCTCATGCTGTACCGCGTACAGCTCCTGTTTAGGAAACTCGATTGAGGCCGCATCGTATACGTTTATGGGTAGGACGGCCTTCATTCTCTTTTGCATAAAGGCCCACTGTAACTCGAACTGTGCCGAGAGCATGACGTTGGCTGCGGTAGCCTGCACCGGGATGTTCACGATCTCTTTCATCTGTTCGCGTACCTCCCAGCGGTTACCGAGGAAGGTGCGGGACTGGCCAGCGAGGGGAAGCTGAATGTATCCGTTGGTGCAGGCAGACTCATAGAGTTCTTCCTGCCACTTCTTCAAGCCCTTGGCTTGCAGCCACCAAGCGTCGATGTCCTGCTGGCACTGCCCCCGGGATCGGACGATTCTTTTCTTACGAAGAAGGACAGTCTGGTACCGGGCAGCCCCCCCAAGGTAAATCACTAGAAAATTAAGTTCTTTACCAACCGGACGCATTTTTTTTGCATCCTTCTCTCCAAACAGTTTGGCGGCAGTACCCAGGTGGAAGTCACAACCCGGCCTGCTAAATTCTTTCATCATCCACGGATCGTTGCTCAGGAGGGCTGCGATCCGAAGTTCTATCTGAGAGTAGTCGAACCATAGGAGGTAGTCATACCTAGACGTAATGCACTTCTTGATTGCCGGAGGAAAGGTCTGGCAGGCGGGGCCTTTGGCCACTATTCGACATTGTTTAGTTCCCCCAGTACTCCCATCCTCCCATTCGGACGGGACGGGATACCACCGGGGGTAAATCTTGCCTTCAATTAGGCGAGTAGTTGGATCGATGTGACCTTTGCCCCTGCCCACCAGCAATGGATACAGATACCTATCCAGGGTCCCACCCACAGTGTGGGCAGTTGAGATAGCACGAAGCTGGCGTGCGGAAGAGCTTGTCGCAGGCAAAACATCTAAGAGTGCATTCCGGTTTTCTTCCTTGAACGATATGTCCCTCGTCGTGGCTGTCTTCTCCAGCTTGGGCACGAGTAAGTTCATAGTTAGTAAGGTACGACAGGCCTCGTCCATAATCCCTCTCTTGCTTAATGAACTCCCCTTCCCCCGGAGGCTGATGTCCCACCGGTTCTTGATTCCCCTCTCCAGCTTGACCATCCTTGCCTCGTAGGATTTCAAGAGCCCTTCTAAGGCCTGCTGATTCATGGATATCCCGGCTTCCTCCATCCACACGGTCAGCCACAGGAGTTTCGTGTACCACTCCCGGTTGAAGGAACTCAGTTTGGGCGTCGAATCTCCGTACAAAGTCCCAATAAGCCCCTCTAGTTTCTCCTGCGAAAGCAGGGTTGCAGCGGTGTCTTGGCAGTTGTACTGGTGAAGTACCAGGTCGGTATCCGCTCTGTACTGCGTGAAACCATCCTTGTACTGAGTGACCCTCAGAAGGGGGGCAAGGGCTTTCAGACTCTTTTCGGGTCTCCCTTCGTTGAGGAGGTAGTTCGTGATCATCAGGTCTACTATCGGCAGGGGGTAATTCAGCCATGTCTTGCACTCCGGATATGCGTGACGCAGGTACATCAGATCGAACTTCAGGTTTTGCCCTATCAAGTACTCGAATACGGTATTTGGCTGGGTCTGGTGGGTATTGCATCCACCAGGTTCTCCAACGCTCTTTCGACATTTCTTGATCCATGACCATAGTCTCCTCCGGTGACTCTCCCGGCTCATAATAAATATCGCGTGTTCCAATTCATCCTTCTCATTGGGCCAGCTAAGTCCAACCGTGACTACGAGGTCTTCCTTCTTGATCCCGTCGTGGACCATGGACTTAAGGGGGTGGAACTGAGTTTGGTTCTGGCCCTTGAGAATTCCATAGGACTCGATGTCAAGACTAAGCCGGGAGAGGGGATAGGTGGGCGGCATGGGGGCCATTTGGATTTTCAGGCTGCCACCCTTGATCTCGTAGGTAAGGTCTCCGTCGATGTAGTCGCTCAGCATCTTGAGGTGGGAGCTGACGTAGGGAGCGTAGTTCTTGTCGCGTCCGAGGGCGGCTGGGTGGTAGGTGGTGAAGACTGGACATGGGCGGGGGAAAGGGGGAAGGGTCGGATCGGAAAGGAATGGTCCGACCACCTCCCCCAAGCGGACGATGGCCTTCGGCGTTGGGGCGGTCAACGCACGAAAGTCGGTGAAGTCACCTTGGCGAGAGAATGACTTCTTGAGGGAAAGGGCAAGGACAGATTGAGTCGCAGGTGCTCCACAGCACAGGATAATAACCTGATCGTAGAGGGATTGGAGATAGACGATGTCGGCCAGGTAGAACCCCTGGCACATTTTTAGTTGGGTGCGTGTGGGGTTCTTGTTACCTGGCGGGTGACATCGGACGGCGTTGGAAAGGAAGATGTCGAGGCGGTTGGAGAACTTGAAGTAGTCGATGTAGGCGGTCTTGAGGAGTTGTCCGGCTTTACCAACCCAGCACTCGCCTTTTTGGTCCTCGTTCCAGCCGGGAGCCTCTCCTATGACGTAGAGGGCTCGCTCGTGGTCGGGGCAGAGGCGAGATTGGGGCCAAGCACCGCTCTCCCGGCCATACCACGTTGCTGGGATGCAGGTGGTTTTGCACTGTACGTGCAGTGTGCAGGCAGTGCAGTTAGGATGACAAGCTGCCATCAAAGTTTTAACGAGACCCATTATACCGATTATCCTCTAAATCAGAAAGCCCTCTTGTAACAGTATATCCATCGCCCAGTAGTCGGTATGTTCGTGCCTCCGAAAATGAAACTATACACACTTCGACTTTGTTGATTCCCCACTTTTCAGCCTCTAAGTCTAGAGCTTTACATGCAGCCGTACTTATAGACTGTAGACTTACGTCTATCCTGTCGTGGGCAGAAATGAAATCGGCTGCACCTCCCCCGGCTTTAGCTAGAATCGTAGCTTCTGGAGTGGATAGGGAGTTGAAGAGGTTTTTAATGTCCTTAATAGAGAAGCTCACCGCCAAGCCAAAGGTTAAGGTCCTTTTATCCAAGGTAGTAACTGTTGTATGCATCTGAACCAAAGTTCTATGCCTGGTGCTCTGTACGTACACCCGGTCTAAATAAGGAATTCTAAGGTGAACTCCAGGACTTAACACTGTGGCTGTTTTGCCAAGCCTCACTCTCAGTCCCTGCTCCCAAATGGCAATAACAATCCACCACTGGAGGGGCTTAGTGAAGGAACGAAGTAATGATGTAATCCAAGTACTCATTTAACACCTCATCCTACAAGAACTATTCTTGGTTGTTCCATGCTTCGAGTGAGGGAAGTCCTAGGTTTCCGAAAGAATGTCCCTTGGCCAGCCTCTCTACCGAGACGATGGTCTCTTTGAGTTTGGTCCGGAGTTCATTCACGTTGGTATCATTGATCTGTCTATACTCGTTTAGGGATTGAACGACAATAGCAAGAGACTCTGTTAACCCTTCCAACTGGCTCACGCGAGAGGCTAGTTTTTGGAGCTCGCCCTCTTCCGGCTTAGTTTTTTCCTTGTTTGGTAGCGGCGGTTGACATTCATAGGGTCCTTTATCTGACATTTTCGTTCTCCTTTAAGTGGTAGTTAATACGAGTTGTACACGTCCGTTATTCGGTTTTGGAGGTCGTCTAGATCCTGTCCTAGTTCAACTATCCGACCCTGATTGTCTTCTTCACCCTTCTCATAACCCTCATTATGTCCCTTCTCATAACCCTCATTGTAACCCTCTTTACGGGCTTCGTCTACTGCGTTTTGTGCCTCTTCGTCCAACATTTTCGTTCGGTTCCGGGCGGCGTTCGGCGTCGCGGCACCTTTCTTATAGGCAGCGTTTTACGTCGAGTCAAGCGAAAAACCAAAATGAAAAATTCTGTAGTTTTGTCGGTTTTTTAACTTGACTTCGGCGATCGCGGGGCCTATAGTAAAGGTAGATGACGCAAATTGCCACCGTAAAGAGCATGGTGGATAACGACTGAAGCCGGGAGAGTGGGGGAGGCAACGGGATTTATTTCCGTCCTCCCCCTCATTTTTTGGCACGAGAGGAAACAGAATGGGACTACAAGAAAGTGGAGCAACGGGACGTAACGTAACCGAGTCGATTGATGCGGTAACCGGCCTGCTCTTGCAAAACCCCGAGGGAATGGTACAGAGTGGCGTAACCCTTCAGAGTACGGCCATTGCTGCTGATGATGCTGAGTCGATTGTATCAACCCAGTATGGTCAACCGTTTATTATGGCATTTACGGTCGTAATGGATGATCTGACTGGGGGTCGAACGTCTACTCTAGACGTGCTCGATCCGGCAGGTACGGCTGGGACGCCAAACGGCCCTTCACCCTTCCTGTTCAGGGTAATCAAGTGGTGGGTCACGGCTGGTGCGTCGGCCACAGCTCCGGAAGGAACTCTGACGATTAACCACCTTGATTCGGCCTCGGCTGCGAACGCTATGAGCGAGGCGTATGACTTGAACCTAGACCAGAATGATGTGGGATTCTCGGCTGATGGGGCCGGTAAGCTCATTGCCCCCTACGACCTGGTAGATGAGGACGAGGGTCTTCAGCTCTCGGTCTTGCTGGGTTCTACTGAGCAGGCGGACTTTACAATCTACTTCATGTGCATGAGGGTGGTGGTGTAATGGCAGGTACTGACTTTACTATTCATAGCTCGTTGCAGGCTCGTACTCATTCCCAGGACAAGGTTCCCAATCGGGGCATGTCTGTACCGGTCAAGATCGCTATGCTTGAGATTGACGGGGATGAGAATGATAACCAGATTCTGGACAAGTATCACACTCTAGTACATGAGGATGATACGGCCGGAACCGGCATTATCATTCTGAGTCTGGGGACCTTTACGACCCAAGCGGTTACCCACGCGAATACGGCGGCAGTTATTACTGTCAGGACCAAGGGCTCGTCTCCTGCGTCTCTTGCCGTGATCACTTCAACTGACAACGCGACAGTGGGAGAGTGGCACGCAGTAGATGCGGATATTCTTATCAACTGGGATAACCGAGCAAATACCGAGGACCGGACGCTCTACCATGTTCCGGCGGGTTTCGGGATTGAAGTGGCCCTCACTACGGCGGGGAACGAGTCAGGAACAGCGGGGGACGGTGGAGGTAAGTTCCTGGTTATGTGTGAGTACGTAGTGGTGCCTCGCACTGTAACGGAGAACCTGTAATGAGTCTAAATGAAACCGGGAGAACCGGAGCACAGGTAAATCTGACGGCTGATGGGGTACTTGGCGTAGTCACGCAGGACCCTGAGAGTATGCTGCACAGTATGGGGCCTGATGCTCTTACTTTGGCCGATGGAAATGTGGCATTTGGAGTGCCCTTTTCAATCTTGTTCTACTTTACCCACAGTACGACTGCTGCGGTACAGACTACAACGACCACGCCAATGTCAACTGATGCCCCATTCAAGTTTAGGGTGTTGGGGATAAAAGTACGATGTATCTCCAGTCTGTCAAGAGATTTCAAGACCGGATTCGGAAGTATCCGGGTTGTTGTTGAAGATGGGGATGGTAGTGGTGCGTGGACGGACATCCTGCCGTGGTCACATGTAGGTGATATGGAGTCGGGTGACGTTCGGGAACTGGAAGTTCTAAATCAGGTGCCCGCGACGGTCTCAGAGAATGAAGGCCTACGGTGCAAGTTTGAATCAAAAGCGGATAGTATTGGGAACAATCCAACTGTAAAGTTTCTTGTTGAAGTACAGGGACTGAGAGTAAGCTAAGGAGCAACGAAGATGAGTCAGATCGTTACGAGTGTACTAGGTGATCCCGACAGGATTCAACTGATCTGGCGGGCCGGGGAACATGGATTGGTCGGCGTGGACGCCACTGCCATTTTGCTGGAAGACAAAGACTTTGAGATTAGTGGTACAAACGTGGTTGATGGCAACTGTGCCTATGATCCCGATCATGGTCTGAAATTTACCACTCAGAGTGCGGCTGCGGACCAGGTAATTATGGAGCCAGCAGCCGACGCGGACAATAGAAGCCTGTGGCGGGGGATTACGTGGAGTACGAAGGACGAGGTGAAGTTTGAGGCTCTTGTCCGGACGGATGTCCTGGAAGTCACGGGCGTGATTATGATCGGCATGTCGCTAGGCCTTTCGTCTCCCTTCGTTGTTGGGGATAAGGCCGACCAAGCCGTGTTCAGGTGGCTTAATGGAACCGACACCAACTGGCAGGTCAACAACAGCATTAGTTCTACGGATACCACAGCAGATACCGGAGTTGCAGTAGTTGCATCCTCGGTCTATCTCTTCCAGGTGGAGTTTGATGCTAATCGGCGATGCCGGTACTACATCAATGGTAATCTGGTACATACTTCCTTGGCCCATGCGGCCGACGTGGACCTCCTGCCGGTGGTGGGTATCCAAGAAGGCAGTACGAATCCTCTGGATCTTCACGTGAGGTCATTGGCCATAAGTCGGAAACTATCCGCCTAATAGTGGAGGAAAATCATGGGTAGAGGAACTGTGCGGGCTGGGGCTCCGACAACGGGGACCCAGGCTGCGGACGGAACTGATAACGACCAAACCCTACCGAGGATCATTCTATTTGATCCCCCGGTACGACCGTGTATCGTAACCAATCACTGCGTAAATGAAGAGGTCCGGGTCAAGATCAATACCGAACTCAGTGGTACTGTATCTGAGACCTTTACCACGGCCAATGGATTGGGTCACTTCCTGCTTTCTCCGAGAGCAGCTACTGGAGTGGGCGGGGTTCACTCGGTAGATGTAAGCTGTGGTGGACAAGTGGCGGTGCATTCTGTATCGTTTACGACCGGCAATGGGAGTGATGACCTGGACGACGTGAGCGTTGTTGGATTCCAACCCTGATGACGAAGCCGGGAGAGATTGTTGCTGGGGTCATTGTAGGCGTGCTGGTGGGCCTGGCGGTTCTCTGGTTGACTGTGGCTCCTGATAACGTCTCACGGGCTGAGATGGTGTCCTATGTTGAAGCGACCGCTATTGAACATCTGCGACTACTCAGGGAGGACATACGTAACGTGGATGAGTCGTTGGATGAGGTGGCTCAGAGACTAGCGGCAGTGGAGGCGGTTCTAAGCCGGGAGAGGTAAAGGGGAGGAGGAGGAAATGATCCCACGTACTCTCAAGATTAGGGGGAGGACGTTCAAGGTCAAACAAGTCAACGCGAGGGACCTGTCTGAGGACACTATTGGTCTGATTGATATTGACCACCTTACCATATCTGTCTACAAGCGACTTCCCCACACTAGAAAGGTAGAGATAGTACTTCACGAGGCCCTACACGGCATGTTAGATGGATACCACGCCAAGGGTGAGGAGGCGATTGTGGAGGTGCTGTGTGAAGCCATACCTGAGTTTGCTAGAGCCAATCCTGAGTTTATGAGTCTAATCGGTAAGCAAAGTTAATTACCGCTTGCCCGCGCTGTAGACTACTACCAATCCATATCTATTCACACCTCCTCCACCGATGGGGGGTTATCGGATGCAAAAAATAAAATAAAAAGGGTTGCTTCCGGGCGATCCGGCGGCATAGAATCGAGCGACCGCTGAACGCCTCATGCACTGGGCCTGGGGAAGGACGTAAGGCAGTCTTGGTTCTTAGGAGGCAGCCATGAGAATAGTTCATGGAGGGACATTCTATGGCACGAGCGAGAGAGACGGAGGAGAGTCGAAGAAAAGCGGTGGAATGGTTCCTCGCACGACGCTCCAGAGCAAGCCTGGATGGTTCAGTGTATACGGATGGAAACACCCTTTGTGTCGGTCGACAGCACGTTGCTTTCTGGCACCAAAGCGTGGTCTACTTGGTCTACATGGAATTTCCAGGTTCCCTAGTCAGGGACATAAAGACAATGATTAGACTAGGGGAACATGGCCACACGGTGGCAGAAACGGGAGGATTAGATGTACGATGAGGACGTTCTCGATGGTATGATCAACGTGAGGATCGGGAGGGGTGGAGAGGTTGTGGATACCCAGGTGCCGGAGAATAGCACTGTCCAGGCATTGATTGAGGATGGACATCTGAGGGGCATTAAGGCCTGCACCACGCGGGTCAATGGGAGTCCCGCTACTCCCAATACGCCTCTCCAGAATGGGGACCAGGTTTCCCAGATCCCGAGGTCTGGCAAGCAGGGGTAGGAAGTCTAAGACTGGCTGCATAGGGGACCAAGACAGCCGCTAGGAGAGAGCAGATGGACCATGAACAGGGGAAAGGGTCGGACCTTCCCCTGTTCATGGTTTGTTTCTCCCGGCTTTTGAAAGGAAAGGGCGATGACAAGAAAGTTTGCTGCTCTCCTAGAGAGGGTAGAGGAGCTGGAGAGGCGTGTTAGTAATCTTGAAGCGAGTGATGAGGATTACATGGATGGCTATGGGGCGGTAGTCGATGTGCATGAGCCGGAGGAGTATGAGGGATTCGTTGAAGACATAGACGAGTTCGGTTACGGGGGGTGGAGGGAGGCAGGTAATGACGACTCTTAATGACTATATATGGGTGTTTGTGGGGTGTGGTGGGACATTCTATGCGGCGAGTCCTTACCTGGCTGTTCTGAGGAGGAGATATGGGGGGAAGCATTCGACTATCTTCATTGATCCAGATAGTCTAGCCCCGGATAACAAAGAGCGTCAGTGGCCCCTTTGTGCTCCAGGAGTGACCAAGGTCAGTATAGCAGCAGAAATACTGGGAGAGGAAGAGGGTCTTGAAATAATGGCACGATTCTCGCCGAGTGATCCTTTCCTAGGGACGGAGACATCGGGTAAGCCTGTACTGGCCATTGTGAACGTGGATAATGATGATACTCGATTGCAGGTGGCAGAGTGGTTGGCCGGGAGAGTTAGTCCTGGGATTATGGTGGTATCGGGATGTGAAAGACTTAATGGCCAGTGCTACTCGGGTATATGGCAGGATGGAAAAGCCATACTGGATTGGCGTAAGTACCATGAGGATGTGGGAGAAGAGGATGATACTGGTCATCGGTGTAATCCACAGGATGTTCGAGCCAATGCCTTGACTGGCGTGTGTGTGGGTATGTGCATCGAGGACGTGGCTGGCCTACTTGAGGGCGGACTTATTGGAAGTGCTAAAGAGTTCTGGTGGGAAACAGGCCCAAGAACTACTAGCGTGTGGCATACGTATGTTCCTCTTATAAAGGCGGTAATGACATGACTCTGCCTGTGCGGTATCAAGGTAATCGAGTGGGTCAGATGGACTTGGACGAGTATGGGGAGGCGGTAGAGGAGAATGAGGATAGTCGGTATCAGGATTGGCTAGAGGATCACGATCCGTTTGGGGCTGGATTATTGGATGAGATCGAAGACTGGGTACCAACTAGATGGGGTCTCTCCTCACTAGGCGGAATGCAGGACATGCTCAAACTTGATGACCTTGTAAAGATTGACCTGAAGACCACGTCACTTGTAGTTGGGGAAGACAAGCAGGTCTATGATAGGAGATTTGGGCTTATTGAGTGCCTAGCCCCCGCCAAGGTAGGAAAGGATTCTCCAAAGGTCTATGTGGATAAAATTGACTGGAATTCGTTTCCTCCAATGGAAGAGTTGGCTTGGCTATATGATAACTTCTTTTCCAAGTATGATCGGGAAGTTGTCATGTTGGTGGGCTTCCACCGTACTTCTCCAACGTGGCTGTACTATGTGCCCTTGCAAGAGGGGACAGCTGGCCAGGTTACCTGGAAGGCCTCGGATGAGGAGATGGGAGAGTTTGGGGACTTGGCTAGGTGGATTGGCACTATTCATGTACATCCGAGCAACAGTTGTAGTCCCAGTAGTACTGACGTGGAGGACTGGGCTGAGCCAGAGAAGTCTGGACTCCATTTGATCTTTGGACGGGATGGCTCGTATACGATCAATGGGGCCATAGCAGGTAAGACATTTCAACTAGAAGAGGGGTCTTTAGAGGAAGTTGATCGGACTAAGGTTGACTTTGTAACTAGTGGTGGACGATCCTTGGAGGACTTGCTGACTATTCCCAAACGGATAGTGGTACGTAAGACTAGGTCAGTTCAAGTGAGAGCAGACTTGCACAAGCGTATTGAGGGCTTTGAGGAGCTTAAAAAGGCGAAGTCCGTTGAGGGTAAAGAAGAGGGTCTGGACTTTGTTGAAAGTACAATGGGAATTATTGAGGCCTTTAAGGTGAATCCACAGAGTTTGGGGGACTTGCGTATCGTATTCTACAATGACAATTGGTACATTATGACGGCAGTCCAGTATGGGCAGCTCTCTGCGTGGTGTGACCGGGTATGTTCTACCCCAACTGGAAGCAGATTAAGGATTAGGCCTAGGAAAGGGGAGTGATTATGATAGAACCAGATAATGTAAGGCCTCGTACTCTTACGAAAGAAGCATGGATTATAGCTAATAAGGAGTTTCGTCCACAACCTACGAATATATCGACCGTTGTGAATAAGTGCATGGCCGAACTTCAGGCACCACGAAGAAGTGAACGTGGCCTAGGGAGACACTTTCCTTGGCCTCAGGGGGGTGAGCACCTTAGGGGCGTCATGTGGATTGGAGTACCACATGTAGAGGATTGTTGGCTAGAAGAAGGAGGAGGTGCTTGGATTATTCTAGTGCGTGGCACTTCTGGTACTCCGTCCAGTGCGTATTTGAGACTGTGTCCATCCCCTCCTGATGCGGAGGTGCAGTTTGGATTTTGTCCACTACGAGCGGATCATCTAACCAAGTCAATAGAGGAAGAATTCCCCAAGGGAATATCTTCCTTGTCAAATTTGTATATCCAATCGGGAGTAACGAGTCTGTGTCGGATGGACAAGATAACTGTAGCTATAGTATCATTAGCCCAACCTGGAAACACTACTCCGGCTGCTTGTGACTTTAGGAAGTTGCTAGGGGGTACTCGGGTGTCAGACTTTCTTGAAGACATACTGAGATGTCTCTATACAGATAGTGAGGGCTACCAGAATATATTAGAAGATCGTGATCCGACATACCGTCGTCTGGCAACCCTTGCAGTAGCTTGTGCTTACCCCCATCTTTTCAAGCCTTACGATGCGAATTCTCTCCTATTATTTACTTCATTCTTGGGACTCACAGATGATAAGTGGCTTAGTTCTCATGTGTGGCCTGTATATTACAATGTTGTCATGCCTGAAGAATTATTTGAGTCAGCAGGACGAAGTCTCGAGTTGGGTATTCCACCACTGGTTCCTCAGTATGCCTTGCCGGACACCTGGATGTTCAACGACCGGGCTTCAGAACCGTGTACAAGCATAAACGGAGTTTTACACATAAACGGCGTAGGGAGGAAGATTCTTGCAGGTGTAGTAAACAGATTTAATCTGGACTCCCCGGGAAGGGTATCTTATTGGCCTTTTGATGTAAATCCTCCACCAGCATGGCGTGCTAAGGTGGTAGAGTGTGCAAAGGCTATACAAAGTAAAGGGATGCCGCTTGACGTAGTAAGTAGAGGGGACTTTGCGTTATCAGAGGCTAGACAGATTCCTATCTTCTTTTGCCAAGACCATAATACCCCTAAGTTTGCTCTATTAACTAAGTTGGAATTTTCTGGGGACAATCAAATATCGTCAGTTGAAACTGAACCGTGTAATGAGTCTGGTCAACTAGTCCCAGATGTTGCGAGTGATCCTACCAAGGAAGACCCCCCTGCCGTTGCTACTTGTACTGATTGTGATTCTGCACTGGACAATAGTGATAGTCCGGATGATTACTGTAATGGATGTAATGGGGATTTATGCCGAGAATGTGCTGAGGCCCACGACTATATTGCTTGTAATGAGGGGGTAGATAATGAACCTTAACTACCAGAGATGCCCAGAGGATGACGCTAGGGTGCTGACCGCTAGTTTGGCCATAAGTGGTGGGCAGCAGATAGACGTTGGTCTTGGCGAGATTGCTACTACGTTGCAGCTCAAGGGTAGTATTTACTCTGCTACTGTGGTAATCAAGGGGGGTGTAACGGATGACTTCATAGATAGGGTAGCTACTGGATTGGCCAAGCAGATGGGAGAGGACATACATGCACTGTGTCCAGTCATCAGTATCTTGTGTAAGGCCTTTGCCCTAATGGCCGGGGGTAGGGCTGTGCTGGATAAGGAAGGACTATTGAATGTGTATCCGTCCAAGGAGTGTCCGCCTTGGATGCGTGGATTGTTTGAGTCTATAGAGGAGAGTAAGGATGAAGACTAAGGCGAGTAGTGAAAAGGCTTACAAACAGGCCCAGAAGCGTTGTACGGAGACTCTGAAGACCTATCAAAAGACCAGGCAGGACGTTGAGGATTCTAATGCGGGGTTTGATAGACTAGAGGCTGCGGACGATAAGGCTCAGGGGGAATACAATAAGGCACTTAATGATTGTGTAGCGACTCTAAGGTCTTACTACCAAATTCAGTTAGGTACAGTAAAGAAGATTAAGGGGAAGTAAATAATGGTATGGTGGGGACTGTTAGTCATAGCGGTCATCTTTGTACTGTTTGTGAGGTGGGAGAGTAGGTATGATGATAACCCGGACCTGGAAGACCCGGAGGATCAAGTAAAGAGAAGTAAGGGTGAGTTACCACATGGTTATTTTGGAAAGGACAAGAGATGAGTGACAGAGAGGAAGTATGTTGGCTTGTGTGTAGTATCCTAGGGGGGCTATTCTTTTTGGTGGGGGCCGTTGGATATGTAAAGTTAGAAACGGCTAGAATTAAGGCCGAAGCCCAGGTAAAAGTGGTACAAGAGTTTGGGGAGGGGCTAGTGGGTGCCATTGAAGCGTGGAAAGACTAATGCTAACTGATACAGAACTGTTGGACTGGTTGGACTCACATGCCAGGCATGAGCATCCGGGTTCGGGGTGGATATGTAGAGATTCCGTAGCCGGGAGAGGTCTTAGGCTGCATGAGGCCAACCGGGAGGACTCCCTTCCAACTGTACGGGAGTCCATAGCGGCCATGATAAGGACAGACAAGTGGAAAAAGGGAGAGCTGGAGGAGCAGGAATGACGTTTAATAAAATCAAGAAAGAATACGAAAGGTTGGCAAGGTTGTACAACGAAGCTGTAAAGTCCCTTGACCACCTTTATAGTGCCAAGAAGAGAGTTGGAAAGAGTTTACTTGATCTACTGGATCGAGGCTAAGTAAAGCTAATTTCCGGTTCATAGCCTTGAATAGTGAGATTGGCTAGGTTATCAGACTGAGACTAGGCTGGGTGGGTTATCAGACTCTCCCGGCCTTGTCTTATAACTAGAGGAGGATTGTAATGACTGGATGGCCTGTGGTGATTATATGCTTTACGTGTGGTGTGGTGATTGTAACAAATCTAGTAATAATGTGTCATGTGATGACGATATGCAACCAAGGGAAAAAAAGTTAGGTGGGCGGTTGACAAGCGGTCGAGCGGGCGGTATACTTAGGGTGTAACGCGGCGAATGAGACCGCACGGTTTTTTGGTTCCTATAAGGGAGAATGGACGATGGCGAAAGAGGAAGCAGCGAAGTATGGCAAGAAAAACCTTTCGATCACACTGGAAAATGGCGAGATTGTCATGCGACTAGACTCGAAGGGAATCTCCCACAATGCCAGTGGGAATCCTTGTCTTGCGGGGAGTCCGAATCCGACCAAATCAGACCCGGACAAGATTCGGATTGTTGATTTGGTAGCCACTAGTGGTGGGTTTCAGACGGTCGGGGACTGTAAGGTGAGCGTCAACGTAACCAGAGAAGGTTAGGGTGGACCGATGTGCCACGTATACGATGGACTAAAGCTACTGTTACTTGGGTCTATCGTGTACGTGGCCCTGATGTAGGGGGCAATAACTGTGAACGTACTTAGGTGGAAACACACTAGAACGTCAAAGCCGATGGTACTCAAATGCAAGACCTGCGGTGAGGCATGGTTTAGGGTGATGCTAATACGACAGGCATTCCCCCACCATCCGATGACGTTGGACGGAAAACCAGTATGAACGTAACACTGCCATGGTTCGTCTTGCCACACGTTGTGGATTGTGCTATAATAAATGGGGGCACCATCGATCTTAATGTTATGTGCAACGATTGTAAGTCGTGGGGGGTCTGGTCGGTGTGGACTACCGTACTTGGTTGCCGTAAGATGTGCCCCAAGTGTGGTGGGCATAACACGGAAAAGGTAGGTGACTAATGGGAAAAACGCTCTTAGATGATTATGACAATGCCGTACAGTTATGCTTAGAGGCGAGTAAGGTGCAGGCGGAGGCGAGTGAGGCATGGAATGAGGCTCAGGAGCACTTGAATGTGGTCAAGAAAAACCTACTTGACAGGTTGGAGGAACGGATCGATGAAGGTATCTGACCTTGCGGGATTGGATCGGATCATCGACAACGTCCGAATTGACCTAGGATCGGACGCGGCAGATCGGACGATTAGTGCGTTGTTCTCGGACCTGCGGGATGAGCTGGGAGAGCCGATGTGCCAGTGTGGGGAATGTGAGGTGTGCTATGAGAGATGAGAGATCCTTGAAGTGTAACCGATGTGGACGATTGTTATCGGAGTGTCGGATTATGAGGTGCAACGTCAACCTGGAGCCTGTGGCCGATGAGGTGGTAGATCGGAGTAGGGCTACTGAAGCGACAGATCGGGAATACGAACGGCCAGCACGGAGCAAGGTAGATAGGGGGAATTGAAGTGAAACTCTGGAGCGTAGTAGTGGTTGAATCAATTACCCAGCGTATGCGATACTTTGTTGAAGGGGATACTCCAGAAGAGGCCTGCGACGCGGCAACCGGGACTGACGCCCTCTATGACGAGCACTATCTTACCGAACGTAAAGTGGTAGGAAGAAAACTAGTCGGTAAACCAGTACCAGTCTATGAGTATCCGTGCGAAGACGATGTAGCGTTGAAGAATTGAGACGGTTGAGACGATGGGGACAGGACAATGGGATTCGTTGAATGCATGATTGCAGTCCTGATAACTATAAGTGTTGTCGAGCTGGCAGGTAGTCGAGAGGACTAGTAGCACAAGAGGTTAGTCTAACAAATGGATTCGGCATGGTGCATCGCGGGACCTAACTCACGTGATCGGTGTTCGAGTCGCCGCGACCGGGCATAAACAAACCCGGAGCTCACTAGCTGACGTTGGGGTCGGCTGGTGGGCTTTCCTCGTAATACAAGTTTAGGCTGCCATTATGGCAGTCTGTCATTTTGGCAGGTGGGCGGTATTATCGGCCCCTTGATGATGCACAAACGCCACATCGCGTGGTTTTCACACCTCATAGCCCTATAATCCTCACAAACCCTACCACCGGCAGGCCAAAGCGTCCCATAACCACGCACTTAGAGGGGGTAGGGGGCATCATACTATCAGACGTTGAGCTATCGGACGCCAAACACACACCCATAGCTTGCCTTATTATCGGACCCCCATCGGCCCCCAGGAAAGTCCGGTCATGTAGCGGAATAGAACCTCCCGTTTTCACCAAAATTTCACTAAATTCCCCCCTTTCAACGCCCGTTGAAACTTGACTTCCTACCTCCCACCGACTATAATCCCGTGCTCGCCGTCATTAACAGGAGACCCTCATGATTACCCACAGCTTTACCAGCCCGTCATTAGATCGCATATTCAGATGTGACCCCAACACGGCCCTCGAAAACTTCCTCGAAGTCAACCTTAGTATCCTCCTACCCCACAAGCTTGTCGTAGAGTTTGGTTCTTACCAGGTACAGGAAATCATCAAAGCGGATGTTAAGAACCTAGTAGCAGCCCTCAACCTGAAGATTTCCTAGATTTCCCTTGACTTTCCCCCCTTTTCTGCCATATAATCCCGTGGGTGTAAAGGACGTTGGTCGTCCTGATAGTCGATCCCTGGGTAATCCGGGGAGCTGGACCGTAAGTGTAGTACGGAGAGCGAAAGGTCGTGGTGAGCAAGCTGCACTCCGGTTCGATTCCGGAACATCCATTCAATCGCCAAGGGGACCCTAATGCCTACCGACCCAAAACCCAAACCCTGCCCCGCCTGTGGATATGATGCCGTTGTTAATCTAACCAGCCACTATACCGAAGGCTGGAGAGCCCAAGTCTACTGCCTTGACTATGACTGCGGTCTTGAAGGACCTGTCGCCCACGACAAAGGACCATCCAATAACGAACACAAGATCGAGGCCCAAGCCATCAAACTCTGGAACTCAATCTCACTTTCCACTTGACTTTCCCCTCCCACCTGCCTATACTACAGCGACAGGAGAACTGATATGCTACTAGTAGATGATAACGACCGGGATGACGAGTACTTGGAGGAAATTTTTGAGGGTATGGATGAGTATGAAAGGGAGGACCTCCTAGACGAAGTCTTCACCCCCGAGTTCTCAGCTAAACTAGACCGCCTCTGCCAAGAAGCAAGGAACCGATATGAGTGACATCGTTAATGACGCTGATCTACAACGAATCAGCTCCAAAATGGACCTGGCTGCACAAACACCAGTCCCAACCCAAGACCACCGATGCCCCCACTGCGGCTACTGTCCCCACTGTGGACAATCCAAACGAAACAACGAACCACCGTACCCGGTATACCCCGTGGACCCTTATCGTATCTTTCCTTACTGCCCACCCTACCGACCAAACGTCTACGTGACTACCGCCCAAATGCCGGAGGCACAATGCTAATTTCTACTTCCCAGGCACGAGACCGATGAACGACCGGACCACTCGACAAGTAACCCTCCTGGGATTCATTGCCGCCATGGTCTGCTACGGCCTCATCTGGATCACAGGGTGTACCTCTCCCGGCTCTCATCAATCCGAGTGGCATCCCGAAACCAAGAAGGAAATGAAAATGCTTATTGGACAAACTACCCTAGACGCTATGCACCAATATCGGAACATGATTCTTCACCCCAAACCAAAAGAGGTTCCCCCCCTCAAAAAGGAACTTGAAAAGGAAAGGCACAAGGTATAACCAATGGCTAGTAGAGCACAAATGCGAGCCAAGATGCAGATAGCCGCAGGCAAGGGTAATAAGGTAGACTACAGCAAAGGTTTCCAACAAAAGTCCCTACAAGCCTCCCAAGAACAACGACGTACCGGCCAAACCGGAGCCCTCGGTATGATCTCCGAACGACTGTCCCAGGGACTAGCCAAGAAGAAAAAAATGGCAGGGCAACAGAACGCCATGACCCAACAAGGCATTATGCAACAACTCATGTCCCAACGACAGCAAGGTCAGAGAGGACAGCAAGCACCAACTCAAGTAGGACGTTCTTCTAACTCGGCCCTAAATTCCATAGTAAATAGGCAGGCTACCCCCGGGGGTATGGGTAGATTCACCGAACCTTTCAATCCCCAAGGACGTCAAATTGGTGGAAATTTCGCTGAGCCCATGGCCGACATGAGGACTCGAAGGCGTGGTATAGTACAGGAGTAACTTATGGCAATTGGAATGATCGCAGGTGCTATCGCTGGAGCGGGTACGGAAGCTCTCGCTTCAAGAGAAGAGTCAAAAAGGCGGCAGGCAGCCCGGCCAAAAAACCGTCGTCTGAACAAGGTTATGGGGACCCTACAGCAGGGCATGAATAACAGGCAGCGTGCCCTCATGGCCGTAGCACAAGCTCATGCCAATTACGCGAGTATGGTCTAAGCCGGGAGAGCAAAGTGGCAGAAGTTAAAATCCACAAGATTCTTGATTGGGAGTACATACGAGCTTTTTGTAGAAAGAATGTATCAGGCCTACTCCCGGAAAATTGCAGAACATACTGGACCTATGTTACTTGTAAGAGTTGTCTAAAGAAGAAACCATAATGGCCATAAGACAATACGAATCGACTTGGGAGTCCAACAAGAAGTCTAACCTTGGGAACCGAGCAAAGCAGAAGGCTGCTAAGGTAACACAACTGTCCGACACTCTCAAGCCAGTTCCAAAATCGAGAGACCGGCCCGGCCCGTCTAAGGAAACGAAGTCCGAAGACAGCTCCAAAGATAAGACTAGCCTTACTGGGGCTCTTGCGTCCGCATCCGCAGCTATGTCAGGTCGTGGTACGGCCGGACGGATTCTCAAAGCTGGTCTTGCTGGTGCTTCGGCGGGACACCAATTAGAGAAGTCCTACCGAGAGTACAAGAAGGAACGAAAGAAGAAGAAGGCCAAGAAAGCTACTACTACTGTAACTCAGTCGGCCATGACCCAGAAAGCTAATTTCCACAAGAAGGACGAGACTCCAACGGAGAAGTACTAATGCCCGACAAAGAAGGCCATAGCCACATTACGAAGGAGAAGCTACAAAGCCAGCTTTCCAGGGCTCGAATGATCCTACGGAACGAGGAACAAGCTGACAGGTCAGACTCTGAATCTGCTCGGCACGCTACGAGGATTATCTATCGTACTGAGAAGTTCTTGGGTATAACCCCTGATGCTCCAAAAGCCGGGAAAGCTAAAAAAGAGCGTAGGAGAGGGAAGGCAATTATTCCCGAACTCGAGAAAGCTGCGGAGGCCGCCCGGAAAGCAGCCGCCCTATCTGCTGTAGCCAGGCGAGGCAATAAGGATTAGTCATTGCCCCTTCAAGACGGAACCAGTCAAGAGACCATCAGCGACAACATAAAAGAGACGCTGGAGAGCCCATCGTTCGGGCCGGGGAAGCGTCGAAAGAAGCGGCACCAGATGGCGGTAGCAGCGGCGATGTCGAAAAGCCGGGAGACGGTTTCGCGGGCGGCGATGAAAAAGAAGATAAGGTAGTACGTCTTTGGATCGCCGAATCGCCGACGTTTCACGGCCGCCCCCATTTTGAATTTGGGGTTGACTTGTCGCCGTGACGTACCTATAGTAATGAGGAGGAAAAAACCGCGTGACCCGCAAAGAAAAAGACGCTTACATTGCACGAGAAAAGAAAGAAAGTGTTTTGTGCTTTGGTTGCGTAGAATGTGGTCGGGGTAAGATAGAGGACGAACGGTATCTTACTCCTGATGATGGATTTGAACAGTACTGGTTTGATTCAGTAATCACGCCATACGAAGCACGACGTTTCGTGTTCAAGTACTCCGATCCCCGAGAGTCGGATGTGCCGGTGTCTCAGCTTTCTCGGTCCAAGACTGTGACAAACTGTGAAATAGATGAGGCTCTGGCACGTTGCGTCATTCTCTGTAGGTCCTGTGCTGATCCGCGTAGGACCCAAAAGGATGACAAATGTCAAAAAGCGACAAGTATCTCGGACTAGCGGCAAGATTTGTAAAGGACCGGTTTGGGAGTCCATCAACCCTCCGGTACTATCGACAGGAATGGTGGATTTGGTCCCAAGGTCGTTACCGGGTACAGTCCGAAGACGACCTTACGGGCATGATGGTTCTCTGGTTGCACGAAGAGGAGGAGGACTCTCGACTAGCAGCCGTTAGGGAACTCCGTAACCATATCAGAGTGCTGGACTGCGTCTCTGTAGCCAGTACCGTAGACATGCCCCTCTACGTGAACGTGGACCACTACGACGACACAAGCAACTTCCTGGCCTTTCAAGATTGTCTAATTGATTTGGACGTTCTTGCATCTGGTCCGATCCGACCCATCCGACTTCGCCCAGATTCCAACTGGTTCAGTGCCGTGGTTATGAGCTACAACTACGAGCCCGAAGCCACATGCCCACAATTCCACGTCTTCCTTGATAAGGTCCTACCGGATAAGCCCTCTCAGGACGTGCTCCAGGAGTGGTTCGGGTACTGCCTTACCAAGGACAACAGCTTCCGTAAGCTAATGATCCTGTTCGGGGAAGCACGTACCGGCAAGTCCACCCTCTCTAACATCCTGGAAGCTGTAATCGGACCTGAGAACAGAAGTGCAGTACCCCTGGAATGTTTCTGGAACCGCTTCTCCCCTCACGAGATGGTAGGGAAACTAGTCAACTTCTGTGGGGACTGCAACCAGATTGACCGACTGGCTGAGGGCGTCATCAAGAGATTTACTGGGGGGGATACTATCCTTGTGGACAGGAAGTATAAGGACCCAGTCTCCCTCAAGATGACTGCCAAGATCATCGTGGCCACTAATGTCTTCCCCCAAGTCAAGGACCCCTCTGAGGCTCTATGGGACCGATTCATCGTCGTTCCTATGAACGTCCGAATCCAGGACCATGAGATAGACCTGTCCCTCCTGAACTCTGAGAAGACGTCCTGGCCCCTACGCTGGGAACTACCGGGTATCTTCAACTGGGCGATCGAGGGCCTCAAGCGTCTCAAGCGACAGGGCAAGTTTACTACCTCCCAGGTCTTTGAGCAGGCCAAGACCACTGTAAGGCACGAGAACTGTTCCCTGTCCCAGTTCGTGGACGAGAGATGTAATCCAGACCCCAGCTGCTCTGAAACAACGAGCAGGTTTATGAACGAGTATATCTGTTTTTGTGATAGCATGAATCTGAAAGCTATGAATTCGTCCCAAGTCGGACGTACCCTGCGTAAACTGATACCTGGAATGGAAAAGAAGCGTATGGGATCGCGGTATGAACAACAGATGCACTACGTGGGACTTCAGATTATTGTTCCAAGGAGCTAGAAATGTCCAATAAGGATAGAGTAAACGCTATTAAGCGTGAAAGAGGATGTCAAGTTTGTGGGGAATCAGAGCCGTGCTGCCTGGACTTCCACCACCGCGATCCAATCACCAAATTCAAGAGCGTATCCAAGCTAACCGTAGGATATAGCTGGGAGTGGGTAGAACAAGAGATAAAGAAGTGTGATGTCCTTTGCTCCAACTGCCATCGAAAAATGATGTGGATGAAAAAAACCGGTAGCATAGATGAAGTACCCGTTGCACCATGCAATCTAACTGTTGACCAAAATAAAAGGGTAGTAGAGTTAGGGAAGGAAAAGGGTGCAACTCTATGCAACCATGCAACCGAATTACGTTTGGAATTAAAAAATGCAAGTGCAGCCGGATAGGCCGCCTCCCCCCTACATGAAGCTCGGGGCCGGTGCTCATTACACCCGTCTCGATGTGCTTGCAAACCTGATGGGGGCCACAGAGAAGGGCATACGGTCCCTCCTGGGCCTCCTAGAGATTCCTCTAGTCCACTTCCCAGGCATGGCCGAGTCCCGATATGTACTCACGTATGCGTTTGAATCCGCACTGTTCGGTCTTGGGATGCCCAAGAAGATCAAGGATAACCCTGATCTGCTCCGAGTCCACCAAGAGTTGAGCGGCGTCCTATATGGGACACTGACAAAGGAGGCCCTAAAAAATCGGGTCTTACTGATGACCAAGACCTTGACTTCGTCCGGAGACGAGTCTATAATTGGAAAGCGTAGGAAGAGGACCCGCAAGGAACATAGTACGTGGTCTGGGAGAATACTAAATGGTTAACAATGAGGCAGTTACTTTCTACCATGCACTAGTGCGTGCTTCTAGTCCAGAGAGTTATGTCTTCGCTCCTTTGCTTGACCTCTCAAAGGACGACATCAAGAACCTAGCCAATACGTTCAGAAGTAAAAAACGTCTCGGTATTGGAGGGGGGTGGAAAGTAAAAAAATCGTGGCTAATACGGCAATCATAAGAAAGGACCCCGATGGCGTTGGACCGCAGGCCTATGCCGAGTCGCTTTTTGATCCTACCAGCATTGGGGAAGCCCTATATGATAATGGCTGGGACTCGTCTCAAGCGATAGAAATCCTCGCAACGATAGCCCGAGATACTGTAAACAATACGGCCAGTGAGCGGATGAAAGCCGTCCGTATGCTGGACGATAAGTCAGAGAAGGCCCTACAGCTTCATGGTATCATCCGTCGTATCTCTCTTGAGTCAGTACAGGACGATGGAGAGACCAAGAAGACACTGACGGCAGATGGCCTCCAGCTCATTAAGGATGGTGCTGCCCGGACACTGTCAACTCTGGAGCTACTAGAGGCAGGAAGCAGAACGACAGAGATCATAGACGTTGACCCAACGGAGGTAACAAGTGACTCCAGAACAAGAGCAGATGTTTCGAATCCAGAACGCCCCAACAGCGGGGGACATATCCTCTCACAGAATGGGACATGTGGACTCAATGGTGGAGGAGCAGGGAGTGGAAGAAGTGAACCATGGACTCGCCCTCGGGATGCAGTACATGGCACAGAACGGCCCGACCCAGTCAATACACCGGGGAAAGGCCAAGATGATGACCAAACAACAATTGGAGGAGCAGAGAATGAACGAAGCCAAGGGACTACCATCAAATCTGGAGGAAGCCGGGAGAGTAGTGGGTCTGGAGCAGAAGGTGTCACAGATCAGCGACAATGTCAGCCAACTGGCATTAGTGATGTCTCAGTTCATCCAGAGTCAACAGAAACCAACCATGGAACCCTTCGCACGGGGCAACGTAGGACAACTCCTTACACCCCCGGTGAAGCCCGTCGCAGAGCCTCTACTTCTGGGCCAGAACCCCATATCAGCGGAGAGGAATGTCCAACAGTTGGCACTCCTAGACCCCCCGACGGGACCTCCGACACAGGGACTTCCGACCCAAGAATCCGTGCCCGATTCCTCTCCCCCAGTGACGCCGCCTCCGGTTTCCCAGGAGACGAAACCCCTGATTCCGACTAGTATGGAACAGCTTGAGAGGGATCGAACCGTACCTGACCTAAACGAGATACCGGAAAAGTACTATGATGCCATCGAGGTCAAAGGGAAGATAGTCTACACCGAACGCAAGACTTGCCCAACCCCTAATATGTCTTATGGCCCCGTAGGTACGCCCGGCCCGGTAGTGGAGAACTTCGATCGGTTCCGGCTCACAGAAGAAAGCTCTCCCGGCTTGGACGTATCTGTTCTTGTAGAGGAGGAGGAGCCACAGGAGGACGCGGCAGATCAGAAGCGGTTGGGGCGTCAGCAGATTCTTACGGACCAGGTGACCGACTGGCTGAAGTCTAAGGACCCCCACAAGTTCTGGAGACAGTTCATAGCCGGTTCCTGCAACAAGAACCTAAGCTACAATACCTGGCCGAAGGAGTTCCAGGACCCGTTCAACGAGAGATTCCAAGCGATGATTACGGACCCGATCTTCATTGCTAGTTTATGCGGGAAGGTTGTCAAGTTCCAGAATGGTCACTTAGTGGCGGCCCATGTAATGGGGGCCTTTATTGTAGCGACTGCTGGGTTTCTCTCACTTGCTCTTATAGAAGTCTGATGGTTGAGGACACGATTAAGTCGGCTCTAAACTACCTGTGGGCAGAGAGCGGTAAGGTTGATCCCGAGAGGTTTGCTATTGGAATTGATAAGGTGAGTTGGGATGATATCGCTAAGAACAAAGACCTTGATGTTGCAGAAGTTATCCTGACCATAGGACAGAAGGATTACCTAGTTATTCCGTTAGGTTCCCGAGGTGATCTACCAACGGGGACAGTAGCCCTAGTATGGAGGAAGGCTGAGTAGATGGACACGGAAGAAAATACAAAAGAGCAGCCCGTCTGTGAATGTGGTGGATGTGAGTGGTGTATTACAGGATGTGAGAATGATTCTGTGCAAATAAAGTTTGGCGTATTGCATTTATGTAATGAGTGTGCAGACTTTGGTACGCAACCCAATACATAATGGCCGTAGCCTTTTCAAAACGAAATAACCCCTACTGGCCTCTACCGGCGGATTATCCTACGTTGGACAGTGGAGGTATGAAGCTGGCTAGGGTGAATGCGGTGCGTCTAGAGGGGCGGCCGGACTTGGAAGTAGCCTCATGGGCATTCTTCCGAGAGCACTACCTCTTTCCGACGGCTACGTCTGGACGTGGTCCCTTCTACAAGCATGGAACTCACCGTTCTCCAGATATGCACTACCGATGGCTCTACCATTGGGAAAACTCGCAGCTCTCAGTGACGGCGGCTCCGAGGTCAGCGGCTAAGTCCACCTTGGTGAAGGAAAACATATTGCGTAAGGTGGTAGCACGACCACACTGGGAGTCGGTGATGTTCCTGGCTAAGCAGGACTTTATCACTACCACCTTCGATGACTTCATGTCACAAATAGATGACAACTCACTAATCATAGATGACTTTGGAAAGTTGAAGCCTAGTAAGTCTCAAGGTGGAATCTGGAACCACTCTCAGATAAAGCTCCGGAATGGGGCTATGATTACGGGTATGCCTATAATGGGAGCTGCTCTTGGTAAGCGTCCCCATGAGATATACTTCGATGACGTGGAGAAGGATGATAGCCTCATACTGGTACCCTCTGAGAATATCAAGGGGTTCCAGTCCTTCTTCTTCAATGTCATATATCCGATGGCGGATAACTTTGATGTTAAGATACGAATCATAGGAACCCTCCTCTCCCGGCGTACTTTCATTTATTGGCTCCACTCTACCGAAGACTCACGAATTGATGATTGGAAGAAGATATTCCACGCTGTAACATATCAAGATAAGGATGGTAAGACGGTAGACGAGTGGCCTGAGAAGATGGGACAGGAGTGGCAAGTAGTCCAGAAGCGTCGTATGGGTCCTGCCGCTTATGCAGCTCAGTACGAGAATAATCCGGTAACGGAGGCAGAGCGTATCCTACGTATCCATCCGGAACTCAACACCTACTGGATAGAGGATAAAGATGGTACTTACGCTAATGATCCCCTCAATTCCCAAGCCAAGATGGTCTCGCACCAATTGGCCGGTTGGGAAAGTACGCTGGACGAACCTGTGCCTCTCCCCCGACCCATCGTCCGTCCTTTTGGGGAAGCTATCTCTAATATGCGACGATTCATTACAATCGACTGGGCACCTACGACTTCGGAGACTTCGGACTTTTCGTGCATCCACGTAATGGCGATAGAGAACTCTGAACACTATCGGGATACCTTGTGGTCTCTCGATCTTTGGCTAGACAAGAAACCCACAGAGGAGGTGATCCGACGTGCGTATCTTATGGCTATCAAGTGGCAAGTTCCGCTCGTTGCAGTAGAAGCATACCCAGTGCAGATGGAGTTGGCCAAGAGGCTACCCCATGATCTCCCGGCTTTATACGGCCAGGGCGAGGTACCTCCACGAGTTCTGGAGGTGAAGTTTCCTACGAGCTACAAGAAGACGGACAAGATTGCGGGTCTGCACTGGAGGTTCGTACAGTTTAGGTTAAAACTCCCACTGGATCGAAGCCGGGAGAGGCCTTACAGCGATCTGTGGTACCAGATTGAGAACTTTACTGAGGACTTGGCTCTGCTGCGTTTTGATGACGCGATTGATACTCTGGCTATGGTCAATGCTAAGGGTCTGTTTGGGCACTCCATGCCTGCTGGGCCGGATACCCACATGGCCAGGAACCCTATTCAGATGCTGAAGGAGGGGGACTATCATTATGAGTCGGGCATCGGTGTGATGAGTGGTATCAATGCGGCCGACATACCGGATGATGTCTTGGAAGAGATGTTCCAGCGTCGGTGGGAAGAGACTAACGAGCCGGATTATGAGCCGGAACCAGATTGGATTAACTACGGATAGGAGGAGAGCAATGAATAAACTAGACCTGCGTCTTCAAGAAATGAGTGACTGGAACAAGGGTCACATGGAAGCACTGGGAGTGCTGTCCGTTAAGCAGTTAGAGCTTGGCAAGCAGTTGGATCAACTACTACACCTAATGAAAGAAATGGTACAGTTAGAAGGGCATATTAACGAGTCGGAAGACAGGGTTCTCTCCCGGCTTGATAAATTGGCTGCTTCCCAGGTGGACTCTGGTAAGCTGGTAGACCGGTTGATTGAGATGTCTATGGTAAACCGGGGGCAGTCTCAAGATGCTGTTATCCATAGGTCCCAGGCTAGGATAGAGAGTAACTTCTCGGATCAGAACTCCTGGACGGAAGAGGAAGAGACACCGGAAGATGTTTGGCCCCCACCGGGATGCGACGCGATGGATGTGAGAGGGTAGAAATATGGCGAGACTTCAGCTTCCTACAGATAAAGATGAATTGACTGACGCGATCGAGAGAGAGTTACAACCGGGCGAAACTGAAATGAACGTCCATCTTGTAACGTGGAAGATCATTGACGCTTATCTGGCCGGTGTCCGGAAGTTCAAGGTGATGGACCGATGGAGTGGGCACGTCTCAATCGCGTGGGAGAACAGTAAGGGTGAGATTGACATGCGGTTTGAGGAGATCGTTCGTCAATTCCTTACCGAGTGTGGTCGGTACATGAAGATGGACATCTCGCCTACGGCTGAGAAGAAGGGTGAATCGTTGGACTCTCTTCGTAAGGCGTCTATAGCCAATGCGGCCCTTGCTTCCCTCTTCGCTCGGATTCCAAGAGAGAAGTTCAAGAGGAGGGTGATTATACCTTTCCTCAAGTATGGGACGGTGGGAATTTCCCACTATGAGACCGGCGATCCCGACATGCCTGACATGATCGAGGTGGTTCCGGCCCGCGAGCTGCGAGGGTTCCCGGCGTATGTGGATGGTATTGGCAACCTGATGGGTATCGCTCGTGTGCGGTGGGTTCCCATGGACTGGGCCATAGATCGTATGAAGGCTGTTCACGACGTTAAGCTGAAGGAGGACCCGTGGACTAGACTCCGTGCCGAGACAGTCCCGTGGGGAGCAACTCCTCCCGGCCAGCAGAGTTACGATCGAATCTCTCCACATGGGTATGACCCCGGCAGTGCAGGACAGGTGCGGAGAGAGGACCTGCTGGGTACACAGTACGACGATAAGAAGAGTAGTTCTAAGAAGGACGGTAGGGCCTACGTTAGGTTGGAGGAGATTTATGTCTACGATGACTCCCAAGAGTTCGTCTCCCGATGGATCGTCAAGATCGGGGACGTTATCCTCGTTGACGAAGACTTCGAGAAGAAGGGTATTAAGGCCGTATGCCCTCTTCATGTTGCTCGCCATACTGACATTGGTCGCATGTTTGCTCGCGGATTCGTACATCCCCTTATTCCCTTCAACGACCAGTGTGAGAAGATGTTCCAGTCCCTCTTCAAGAACATCCGAGAGCTTGATACATTCGGAACCCTATTTATCCCCGGGGCATCGGGTATTGATCTTAAAAGATGGCGTACTGGAATAAGGCCAAAGGTAGAGAAGTTTGATCCCGATCCGTTGAACCCGGGTGGACAGCCGTTTACCCTCGGACCCCACAATACTGGCACGATGCCGGCAAAGATTGCGGAGATAGCTCTTGCACAGATGCAGCGTCTGGCCAACCAGGGTCCATACTATCAAGGAGAAACAAGTGGACGTGTTGACTCTGCTGCCGGACTCGGATTTCTATTCAATACGGGTAACATCGCCCTGGGCCTACCGACTCACGGGATGGCTGATGCCCTTGCTGGTGCATATTCCCGTATGCTTCAAGTTGCGAAGGACAGACTGGGACCAGGGGACACAATTGAGCTTGCCACTATTGATGCCGCAGTGGCGGGTGTCATTATTGATCCAACGACTGGTCTCATGAAATTATCAGACAATCCTATTCCTAACCCGTGGGAGGTGGACGTTAATGTCAAAGACCGTACCCCACGGGACAGGAGCGTCCGGAAAGAGGAGCTGAAGGAACTCTTTGGAATGCAGCTAGTTGATCCAACTAGGTTCTGGATTGCGGCCCTGGAGGAGAACTTGGACTTCCCGGGTGCCAACAAGGAAATCTGGGAGACGTGGCGTAAGGTTATCTGGCAGATCATCGTACTGTTCCGTGATGGGAAGACTCCGGGACCCCTGGTGGTTGGGGAGCATACTCAGAACCCACAGATTCAGTTGATGGCAGTCCAGCAGTTTATGAACAAGATCGAGTTCGCGTTGGCAGCGGAGCCAGTGCGTAGACGGTTTGAGGAGTGGAAGATGATGCTTGAAACTCTCACTGGAGTATTCCCAGTAGGCCTTGGACCGCCTGAAGAGATTGCAGCCCAGGCTATGGGTGCCGAACAGCGTCCCGGAATTGAGGGGGCAGGAGTTCCGCCGGGAGTCGCTCCAGGAATGATGACTTAATAGGAGAAGAGCGATGAGAATTGAAGCAAAGAGACAAGGATCATATGTAGACGTGACCTTGTGTAGTAGGAAATTGAGGCTGAAGATTGGAATTGACATCCTTGATTGGGGATGGTTATTCCGAAGGAGTGCTATTAACTTTGGGCCTTTTGGGGTGTGGTGGTTAACGGGTAAGGCAGCAGCCGATACCTATGTTTTGCGAGGAATCTAAAGGAGAAAGGAAATGACAAAGTGGTGGAGGACGATTTGTAGCTGGTTTCGTAGGGCAGAGCCAGTAGTTGAAGTGAAAGTAGAGGTCTGTGATGTAGACCACGTAGAGGATCATATATGTTGGGATGATCTCTTCCTTGAGCCCTTGCCCGGGGACCTGTGCTGGTTTTGTAATAAGTGTAAACGATCATGGCACACTCCAAATCCACATAAATTTCCATCCGAGTTAGCTCAGGAGAGACGTGATAAGGATGAACACATTTGGGCGGAATTCACATCATATATGGGTCCATTCCCAAAGGGTGTGAAATTCCTCAAACCGGTAAGTCTCGAGTACCAGAGACATTTAGACAAGAAACGAAAGGAACGAGAAAATGCCAAATCCAAATCCAGCAGGAAACGCACCGGTAGGAAGCGTAAATCCGTATCCGATGCCGCAAGACGCACAGGACTCTAACCCGGTACAGAACATTCCAGCTTCGGCGGTACCGCCACAGCTTGCGAGTGCTCCCCATCCGTATACTCAACAGCTTACCACGTTGGTTACAGATGGAAAGGAGGAACAGGTCACTCACGAGGAGCTAGTTCGTAGGGCTCAGATGGGAGTATCGTCAGAAAACCGATATCGGGAGGCCTCTGACAAGTCTAAGGAGGCTGAGTCTGCCATCAACTTCAAGGCGGACATGGACCTCCTAGCCGAGACTGGGGACATCAGTGCCTTCCGTAGGGCCGGTGCTGCCATGAACCTCAGTGGAAGCGAGATCGAAGAGGCTGCTCGTATCGTCTACGAGAGCAACGAGGAACCCTCTCCCGGCTCTGAAGGATTTGACGAGAATGACCTGTATGATAATCAGCCACAGGGTGGTGGAAATCCAGCCAGTGGGAATGTGGGACAGCAGCTCGCAGCTCTGTCAGCCCAGGTACAGAAATTACAGGGGCAGTTGACGGGGAAGCAGACGGGCTTTGGGGACCTTTCTGAGGACCTGCAAACGGTCATTGGTGATGCTGAGCAGATCAGGGTTGATAAAATTATTCAGAATGTACTTGACTCTGATGATGTACTGTCCTATTATATGAGTAGCTACGATAAGAAAGGCCAGACGGCCATTCGTAGTATGATTGACGACAAAGTCAGAGGGCGACTTGACGCTTCTGATGGTAAATTTGGTGATGGGACCCGGATAATGAGAGAGATCGTTCCTGAAGTGAAGGAACACCTCGAAGCACTCGGTACCCCGAACCGTTCGACACCCCAAATGGGACTCGGACCTGCACCAGGTGGCCAAAGCGGAGCAGACATCTACCCGCGAAAGCAGCCTGACCATATACCGTCCACTGAGGCCGGATTTGAAGAGCACATTGGTGAGACACTAGCTCACAACCTCTTCAAGGCTCAGCAAAGCGGACAGTAAAAACCGGTCCTATGTGGTATTTATACCTACATAGGATGGGAAATGGAGTGCAGATGGTGTCCCCAACAATTGCACAAATAGGCTGGACTGCCGGGATCATTGACGGCGAGGGCTGTATCTCAGCTTATGGTCAGAAACGTCTTGATCCCAGGGGCACTGGCAAGGTTTGGTCCTTGCGTTTGACTGTTGGTAATACAGACATGCGTATGTTAGCTCGCTTACAGGAGTTGTGGGGAGGAAACATTAAACGTATGGCTAAGCCGAGAAATCCGGAGAGGCATCGACAAGCGTATCAGTGGACTGTCAATGGACAGGAAGTTTGTCGAGTTCTTCGGGCAGTCAGGCAGGACTTAGTAGTTAAAGGTGAACAGGCCGACCTTGCTATGGAATTTGGGGTATTGATGAGGACGCCGGGAAGGAAAAGACTGGAGGAGGCTAACCTTCAACGGCGTGAGGAACTATCCAAGCAACTGAAGAAGGCAAAGGTTGTTGGACTAGGAAAGGAAAGTAGTTAAGTATGGCCTCCATTAGTGATAGTGTACAATTAACACTAGAGCAAAAGATAGTCCCAACTATCTTTGAAAGTCTCTGGGCTCTCGATCCCATTTATCCTATGATAGCCAGGTCTTCGACTAATGTTGTCAGGAATAGAGGTATTGGTCGGGGTTGGAACGTCCTCAAGACCTGGGTTGCTGGGTTGGCTGGTGGTGCTAAGTTTACGTCTCCGGTCGGCGGTAACGTCGTCTCGGGTACGAACAACTTCACCATGTATGATACCCCTCAGTCCTTCCAGGCGGTAGACGAGGTGTCGGCTCCGGCCTTCATCCAGACTACCATTCAGCTTGTGGAGCACCGAGGTAACTTCTACCTGCCTCATCAGATTCTCAGGGCGGATCGCCTGAACGCGAGCATCGGGTCAGTGGTTGCCCAAAACCTCAAGGGGGTGGGTGACCTTCTGGCTCAGCAGGAAGCGGCGGTGTTCTATAGCACCGATACGACCAACTTTGCTCTCGGCGATCTTGGTACAACCGCGTCTAACGTCTCAAATAAGTCGGGAGACACGGCTGCGGTCGAGGTTGATCTCTCTGGTACAAACGCAAGTGGTCGAGTCCACCGGTTCCGTGCCGGTATGCTCGTAGACTTGTATGATTCAACTGGTGCGACTAAGCGTAACACCAACTTCTACGTTGCTGTTGACAACGTAGACCCCTTGGCTGATACGATTACGCTCCGTCGTGTTGATGGTGGTTCTCTTCAGACGACTACGACCCTGGGTGGGGGCGTTACCTGGGCCGGTTCCGGTGGTGACAATGACATCATTGTTATCAAGGACTCGGTTGGGGTAGCTCCGAACTCTCTGGAGTCGTGGATTGCTGATGGGTCCACCGTCACCGACTTCTTCGGTATTACGATTGCAGACAACTCGCAGTTCAAGAGCTACGTGCCGTCTGCTATCAATGCTGCTCTGACGGAGAGCACTCTGAACCGGCACTTCGCCAAGTTCTATGAGTCGTTCCCCGGCAAGAAGCTGGATGCTGCGATTACCACGATGGGCGTTCTCATCGGTTTCATTGACAACCTGGACACCTACAACTCGGCCGTTGCCGACCAGCCCGGACGTTACCGGTATGACCGCAATGGGCGTGCCCTTGAGGTGGACGCGGGTTGGGAGTCGTTTCGGTATCGGTTCGCCTCCAGGCCGTGTGAGATTTACACGTCCACCTACGCGAACAGTGGGACCTTGTACGCGGGCAAGCTGAAGAACGGCGGGATCACCCGGTACGTTCCCCCGAGCATTCCGGGTGCGAAGGTTGACTCCCGGTTCGGTACGGAAGTTGAGTTCATTGCTCCCATCGGTGGGTCCGGTGGCTACCAGGGCATCTTCAAACATGCTCATGGTGGGTCCGGTGCGACCACCGACTTCCTTGAGGCCCCCTTCGTTAGGCAGTGGAACTGTATGCCCACCCAGCCTAACTTTATGAA